TGTATTCCGCATGCAGACGATCGTGAAGTCAGGCCTCTTCCCGCCAGCCATTAGCCATAGAGCTAACCATCTACTCATTGTGGGATTCTTAACAACTTCCGGTAGTCCCTCGGAGACCTGTGCTACCCTCTCCCGCACCTGATCAGCCAGCATTGGATCATCTACAGCTAGTGCTGAGCACGACTTAGAGATTGCCTTACGGGAAGCCTTCGCAAAATGGCCAGGAAAGTAACGCATGTTCCAGCTCATGCACAGTTTGTACAGTGGCCGATGCTCCATTCCCCGTACCTGCTTGCCCGCCTCCCTATTTGGGATGTTATCAATGTCTGTGTCATCTCCCAGATCATAGCCCAATTCCTTGAGCAGTGCTGCAAGGAATGTAGTACCAGATCCAGGATGGCCGGTGATGAGAATGAATCTCTTATCCAAGATTGCCTCCTAAGTATTCGGGATCAGTGACGTGTCCAACCGCTTGTGCCCCTGATCGTCTTCTCGAACAGCCTTACGGATTTCCTCCAAACTGCGGTCATAATCCCACCCTCTCGTCTTCAGACCTTTCTTCTGCGCCTCATCTGCGTACTCCCCAGGCGGAGGCGCGGCACGATCAATGATGGCCGTCTGCTCGTAGAATGGGATACGCTTCGCCACTTCTCCGCATCTGCACAAGGCAGACACGTCATCCATCTTCGCTAATCGGTCGAAGAATTCGTCGCATTGTGGGCAACGAAAGCTATATAGCGGCATTTGATCCTCCTATTTACGGAATCGCAGTAGCTGGTAACTCGGCCCAGATTGCGGTAGCGAACACGTCGTTGGCACCGTTTGCAGCCATCCAACAGACGAGACTCCCCGCACCCACGATGATCGGAGGCAGAGTCTTTAACGCAGTCCACCGAAACATGCTAAGAACGGCTATCCCATCAATAGCGGGGACAGCACCAGGCAGGGCTAAGGATTCACGGAAGAACTCGAAGTAGTTGGAACCTCCAGTTACGTCGGTTACAGTACCTACTTCAGCAGCACACTGGCTTCCTCGCGGACTGTCGGTACGCAGGTTTGTAATCCCCTGCCCGCCGCTAGCATCAGAGAGGGTATTCGATACCGCTGCGATTGCTTCACTATCGGTCTCACTTGCCCACGCCATGTCGAGTCCAAGCGTGATCGACATCGGAATCATTGCAATACCTGCAACTGTGTCTACTGCCAGGTCAGGAGTGGTAGCGACGTACGTGGCAGATCCCGTATCAGGGGAAGTGCCTGTACCACTATTGGTTCCAAAAAGCACGCCTTCAAGTAGCAACGCGACATACCAAGGAGCGGTAATCAGCGATCCATCTAATGTTGCACGAAGCTCTACCTCTCCACCGTCTGAAGGTCGTGGTAAGTTGATTTGCTTGCCCTTAGCCCGAAGTATTTCAGTCATTTGGTTTCTCCTTTCTTACGAATTTACTCCTTGCTTACGGCACAGCAGTTATTGGAAGTTCTGCCCACACTGCAGTGGCAAACACATCATTTGCAGCATTGGTGGACATCCAACATCCTAGATTTCCTGCACCCACGATCATCGGCGCGATCCCATCAAGAATACTCCAACGAAACATGCTAAGAACAGCACTAGGGTTAAGATCGGGGGTGCCACCAGCCAATGCAACGGACTCACGGAAGAACTCGAAGTAAGCCGATCCGCCTGTCACATTCGCGACTCCAGCAACCTCGGCCGCACACTGGCTTGCCCTTGGACTATCCGTTCGTAAGTTCACAATAGACTGCGTGCCGTCAGCGCCCGAAATAGTATTGGATACGGACGCAATAGCTTCACTATCGGTCTCGTTGGCCCACGTCATGTCAAGTCCAAGAGTAATGGCAAGTGGGAGCATTGCAATACCTGCAACTGTGTCCACAGATAGATCAGGAGTGGTATTTGCATATACAGCAGACGTAGTATACGGATCGGTGCCCGTACCATTGTTCGTCCCGAAGACAGAGCCTTCAAGAAGAAGTGCTAGATACCACGGGGTGGTAATCAGCGATCCGTCCAACGTCGCACGGAGTTCAATGATTCCACCATCCGAAGTCCGCCGGAGGTTGATCTGCTTGCCCGTGGCCTTTAGTATTTCACTCATTTTGTTCACTCCTTTCGTTAGGATTTAGTGGGGCCGAATACGGTAATCGACCCCAGAATCGTTACACAATCGCGGATTCGGGTAGTTCCGCCCAAGTTGCGATGATGAACATTGTCTGCGCGCCTGCAGCGTTCGAGACGTACAAAGACAGAGAACCCGTGCCGACGATAATCGGAGGAGCGCCTGCTTCTATCGCACTCCACTGCCAAGCATATGCGTTGCCAGCACCAACACCGGCGCCTATAGTACCAGAGGAGCCCTGTGCCATTGCCTCTGGACGCCAGAACTCATCATAGTTCCCAGAGTAGGGAGTCGTACCCGCACCCGTAACCGTACCTGAAGCCGTGCAGTTCGAACTAAACGGAGCGTCTGAACGCTTGTTGTAGATCGTCTGCGGGGTTGCAGTTACAGTTGCATCAGAAACAGAAGATGCCACAGCAACAATGTCCTGGACAGCGCCCGCTGCCAAGGTGTCCTGAATGGCGATCTGCATGAAGACGGGGATAACCACAGTCTGGTCAGGCACGTGAATGAACAAGTCCTGCTCGTCAGCCGCAAAGACAGCGTTCACTGCAACAGGCGTACTAGCCTCACCGAAGTTCACTGTAAAACAGCGACCTTCAAGCGCAAGAGCTACGTACCAGTCAGCCGTGAACATCGTACCATCACGGGTGCCACGGACTAGAGCCAGATTCCCGTCTGAGGTTCGCCCAACGCCGCCCTGTTGGGCACTTAGTCGTATGTTACTCATTTTGTTTACTCCTTTCGTCAGAATTAATGGGGTCAAGCATTGGCCCCAGGATTATTACACAATTGCGGTTTCAGGCAGTTCGACCCACGTTGCGATAATAAAGCCCGTTTGGGCGGTCGCAGCGTTCGAACACCAGATTGACAAGGAGCCCGTACCGACGATAATTGGGGGGATACCCGCTTTGGCTGCGCTCCACTTCCATGCGTAGGCGTTGCCAATACCAATACCGGCACCTACAGCGGCAGAGTCGCCCTGTGCCATTGCTTCAGGACGCCAGAACTCGTCGTAGTTTCCCGTGTAAGGAGAAGTACCAGCACCTGTGACACTACCATTCGCAGTACAATTTGAACTGAACGGGGCATCTGAACGCTTGTTATAGATCGTCTGCGAGGTGCCGGTTACTGCCGCGTCAGAGACATTCGAAGCTACGGCAACAATGTCCTGAAGGGCACCAGCAGCCGTCGTGTCCTGAACGGCAATCTGGAGAAAGACGGGGATAATCACGGTGGCATCTGGCACGTGAACAAACAAGTCCTGCTGAACTATGTCGAAGGCAGCACCAAACGCGACTGGATCAGTACCTTCACCGAAGTTTACGGTGAAACAGCGGCCCTCTAGAGCAAGGGCTAGATACCAGTCAGCGGTAAACGGGGTTCCGTCGCGGGTGCCACGAACATCCTTCAGATTCCCGTCTGAAGTTCGCCCAACGTTGTTTTGCTGGGCACGGATTCTTACATCACTCATTTTGTTTACTCCTTTCTCGTTCCTTTTATATATGACCCATACTGGGTGTTCCGAGAGCGCGTACCGTACAGGTGAGTGGAACTGCCACCTACGCGCGGCTCTATGCGATTAACGCCGTCCTTTCTTGCCAAGCCTGGATGTAATCGACATCAAGGCTGTTGGATTCGGCGTGCAGCCAGATGCTCAAGGCGGCGTTCCGCCCAGGTCCTGACCGTTCAACGTCTGTGGGCATACCATCAACCCACAGACGGGATTCAGCTTGTTCATTTGTAGCGATCATTAGCGTGTGATACTCTGCTGTGATTGCCACGGTCTTCTCTCTTGTACCTGCTCCAACGGTATTACCAGCATCTACTCCTCTGGTCACAAGACCATAGAGGGAAGAGTTGCTGGCATCCCTAACGGCAATTGTGTGATCCCGCACAGCGAGTTGCACCACAGGACCAGAACCGTTCAGGATTACGCCCGATGAGACGTTGATGACACCCTCACCGACAAAGCCGAATTCAATCTTACCAGACAGGCCGGAAAGCCTTAGTCGGATGATCGCAGTTGCTCTCTTCGCCGCCCGCCAGCCGAAGACTCGATTACGAAGGGACAGTCCGCCATGAGGACGGTCTTCTTCTGGCTCAGGAATGCTCGATCCATAAATGCGGCCCATCATGTTTTCCGAGTCCCAGATGAAGCCGCCGTTGACCCATCGGAAGGGATCGATCGAGTGATCGAACTCGTCCTTCATTACGTAGACCGAATCGGTGCATAGTTGCTCAAGTAGCGCAGCAACCGCTCGATCGTGTCCCACCATGCGGTGAAGTAATCTCCGGTTGAGATGGTCGTTAGGCGCTGCGGCAGGAATTGCTGGTTCGCCCATTACGGGTTTGTCGCCCTGCTCTGCCAGACCTTGCAGTAATCTACGTTTAGTGGACGCGCATCAGTAGAACGGGCTTGGATGAAGAACCAAGGCGTGAGGGTCGTACCCGTGTTAGGACCAGACCGCAATACGCCAGAAAACCCACCATCCAGCCAGAAACGACACTCTCTGATCTCGTTGACCGTCAACAGGATCACAATGCCCGTTGTCGCAGCGGCTGTTGGAACCGATCCAACAGAAGCTACAGAACCAGCAGAATCCGTTGTGCCATCCGAGTGCAGATCAATGCTCGTGTTGTGGTCCGTGTCACGAATAACAACTGCGTAATCCGCCGAGGTCGAAGTTGGCGTAGTCTTTACATTAACGGCACCAGCAGCAACTCCGTCGATAAAGCCAACTTCCCACTTGGATTCCGTGACTCCTGTGATTGGAACGATTCGTGTCAGAAGCGCTGGACGATATTCGGGATCGACGTGCTCAGCAGCCATAATCATCCGAGCCCACCTGTCGGCACCACCTGTACCGCCTGTGCCCTGAATAAGACCGTTGACTCCAGCAGTACTGGCAAAGCTAGACTCGCCACCAGAGCTGGAATTCGAGACCGTCCAGAGGTCGGTGTTTAACACACCAACAAATTCGTCGTCTACAATAGGAACAACATCTCGTGTGCAAAGCTGGGCGAGCAAATGGTAAATCGGATTAGACGGCCCGATCCTTTCCCTTAATCGGGCATTCGTGAATGCTTTTCCACCATCCCATTCACTTGCAAATTGGGGGGTTGGTTCGCTCATACTCTACTCCTTTCGGGTCTCGTGGGGCTGCCTGAGTATGGAGGTGTCTCCCACGGCTCCGAGTTTATTACTTCGCCCTGCGCCGTCGCGGTTGGGGGCCTGTGCTGACTGCTCTCTCTACGCGGTTCCTTTGACGAGCACGGTTGCGTGCTGTTACTCCTTGAGGTGGTATGCGAGGATTCGTAGTTCTGGAACCAATAGGGCGTCGTCTGGAACGTCCAGAACCAATAGTTCGTCCTCTAGCACGTCCTCTTTGTATTGCCATCTAATTCTCCTACTACTTCGGAGTTCGGTCATCCATAATCATTGTACCATAAATCTAACCTTTACGTCAAGGTTAAGAATGTCGCAAATCCCGTCGTTCGGTAATCAAGATGGGCTCCTGTATTGGAGGCAGGGATACCGCGTCTATGGGACGGAATGTGTAATCTCCCGTGTGGCCCAAGACTGGTAGCAGATCAGCATATACAGAATGCCCCATTTGCCTCACCCGATGGCAGAATGACCAGTCTTCCGACAACCATTCGTTCCTGATGATAATCGGCAGGAAGTATGGATGGAATCCATGATCAAGCCACATGCCCTCCCATATTGCCTCGCGGGCGATCGCCATGAATCCTGCAGATACATACCTGCAATCTAACAGACGATCGGACGGGATCTCATACGATTCATCCTTCATCGTTTCAAAAGGAAGGCGGGCGTGAAACTGCCTCTTCGCATACACGCCCGCCACGATCCCCTTCACTTCCTGTGCCTTTTCTACAATTCGTGCGAGGTCATCCGGTTGCCAGTCTACATCGTGATCGATCATAACCAGTACTGGCTCTGTGCCATTCTCTACAAAGTCCGTTGCGATCATCGAACGGGTTCGCCCGATGTCGGCATCATTTCCGGCCCAAATGATGTTGAGGTCAGGCCACCTTCGCGCGTCCCTGATAAGGCACTTTGCTGTCTCAGGGAGGACATTCCGGTATGCGAAGAAGGCTAGCCTTGCCTTCATCCCACTTTCACAACTTCAGTGGCTTCCGTGGGAGTATGAAAATCAAGCAGCATACAAATTCGCTCCAAGGCCTCACCGACAGCCCACTGCTCACCATCCCGATGTTTGAGCATCGTGGCAATCTCTCGCAGTCGAGAGTGGACATCAGGATGAGCCAATAGTGCAAATGGGGCAAGATATGGCTGCATGGCCTGAGCAATGCTCTGGGCAAAGTCCACATCCATCTTGCGCTTCTCGTTCTCTGGACGACACCAAATCTGAGCAGCCCATGCTGTTGCTACCCGCGATTCCCATGTTTCAACGCATTCGTCATTCATATTATTCCTCCTCCTCAAGACCTTTGAGACTAGGCTTTATTGCAGCAAACCGCCCGCTTCGGATCGGGATACCCTGATCCCTTAGAGCAAGAGCAGCTTCCTGTCGTGGGTACTTGTGTGTTTGGCTCAGATGATCGAAACACGCACGTGCAGTGTGGGAATCATCTGCCAGGAAGTACAACTCCAGATCACAGTCATCGCAGGCAAAAATCAACTCCTGCCCACGAATTTCCTCATACTGAGGAAAGGTCAGGCCCGTAATCGGCGGGTCAATGTGCCATTTTAGCGCGAGAACCTGCCCTGCTGGAAACTCCTTGGCCCCACCATTGTTGAGCATACTATGAAACTCGGCACCAGGGCCGCTTACGTCGGAGGGGACTGGGGCCACTCCATACCTGGTAATCGGACGCATGCCCTTAGCCACATAGTTGGCAAAAGCACCAACATTTCGTTTGCCTGTCACAGTCTGCCCGCCAGGAGCGGTAACGATCCAACCAGACATGGGATCATCTGGACGATCGGGCCGCTGGTAATACTGCCAGGGATAGCCACCAGGCCCACCTTCGACAACTCCACCCTCGCCTCCGGCTTTTGCTACCTGAGTACGAAGATCAGCAATCTCCGCCTGCATGTTAGCGAGGACTTCAGCTACTGCGGGATCGGATACTTCTTCAGGATTGGGTGGGACGGCAACCGTTGCCACGTCTGGTTTGGCCGCAGGCTTGCGTAGTTCCTTCTGCACCTGACCAACAGACTCTGCCGCGTCGTCGTGGGCAGTGGTCTTCAACTGCTCACCCGTCGCGTTGCGAGCGCCTATCTCGCCGTCTTCAAGGTCAAGATTAGGCTCATTACTGTAAGGCACCAGCTTGTCGATTTCTTTCTGCTGGGCATCGTTATCTTCGTTCATTAGGACGTTCCTTTCGTCTACGTCTGTGGTAATCGACCTGGCCCGAATACTTTGGGATTCTTGGCCAGACGCTCTGCTTCTTTTCGATCTGCTATGGACGTTAGGATTTCCACTGCCTGCTTCGGCGCCCAGAAAATGCCAACTATTCGATACTCCACTTCTCCTTCGCATTCCTCCAAACTCATGGCCCTTTTTGCGGGCAGGTCGATGACCTCCTCTTTCCCATCGGGACCAACCACGGTCTCAGTACGCTGGGAGACCTTGTACTTCCGTTCCCAGTCGATTGCATACCAGTTGGCTACCGATCCATCTGGATTCTCGATCCACACTGGATTCGGCATGCCCTGATGCTTGTAGAGGATCAGACCACGTAACTCCATGTGCATCACGAAGTCAGACTGAGCGGAAGCGAGTTCACGTTCCAGCTCAGGCCCCCGTACACCAAAGTCTAGGATGATTGACCCAACCTTATGGGTCAGCCCGTAGTCGGGGTCTTCCTCCACACGTATTTGTGTTGTCATCTAGTACGGCTTGCGTCGTTTCTTCTTAGCCATTCGATCCCCCTGGGGGCTGAGGTTCAACGCCCCAGCCCCCTTTTCACGACCTTACTTGTTCGCGGGCTTTCCGCCACCCTTACCTGCTGTGGAAGGAATACCACTAGCATCATCGCCTGACGGCATACTCATTGTACGACCGCTGCCATGCCCAGCATTACTGGTGCCTGGCGGGCGATTCCTACCAGATGGAGTCCGATTCTTAACAGCCTTCTTGGTGACTGAGGGACTCATTACTTTCCCCATTACGCACTCCGGATGAGAACGGCCCCGAAATCGTCGGAAGTCGGGTCGGCGTTACCTGCGGGCTGCTCACGCGGCCATAGGGCTTCCGAAACATTGTACAGATCATAAGCCACGATTCCATCAGCAATGTTCCGGATAAGGAACTGCTCACGGACGGTAGGCTTGATCTGGCGAATGAGGATAATAGCCTCACGGTGAAACAGAGCACAATCAGTCTGTCCCGTTGCAGGCACCCGAAGCAAGTTGCTTACGAATGACGGATAGGAGAACATCGGAGGAAGCTCCGCAGTCTCGATAGCCGACTTGCCGGAAATGAAGTCCTTGCTCGTCAGCTTGTCGTTACCGAACAACGAAGCAACAGCCGCAGGACCAAAGACCCAGTTGGCATCACTCGTCACACCGGCATCCCTCAAATACTGCCACGCACGCCGAAGGTTGGCATCCGTAAGATCAGCACCTAGAGTACCGACAATCTGACCGAAGCTCTGGAATAGAGCTGCTAGTGAGACCTCAACTCCACGCATAAGGGCATAGCCTAACCCGTGGGCAATTCGCTGACGCTCATCGTACTTCGACTGGACAGCTACAACTGCGTTAAGCAGAGCTGCAGCATACTCGTACGTGTCCACCGTAATCTGTTGGAAAGTCGTGCCTGAGCCACCAGTACCCACCTGAGACTGGAAGACAACGGTGTTCGAAACACCTTCAGTCTTCGTCTGGGTGTTGTAGTTGGCCCGAAGCGGAATCTCCAGGATTCGGCCAATGCTCATCTCGTCCTCGTAACTTGTGTTTACGAGTTTCGAGAGAACTTCTTCGTACTCGATCGCGTCACGGGTGTCATCTGCCCACACCGTAGGAAGAAAGTCCTGGTGCGTGGTGGAGGTCATTTCCCTGTCTGTTACCATTGGAGAAATTCACCTTACCTTTCTAAAATTAACTTACTCGTCTGCGGCCTAGTTCGACCTGATTAATGTATTCCTGCGCTTCCCTGCCAGTGGGATCAGACTTCTTCAATTCTTTGTAGTAGCCTGAATCATAGACCCCAGGAGCGGGAGCGTTTGTCGCACTCGACCGTGATTTGGGCGTCTTTGGCGGAGGGTTGCCTTTGGAGGCAGCTAACTTCGCCTGCGCTGCCTTGACTGCAGCAGAAGATGCAATCTTCTTCGCAACATCAGGCCGCTTCGAGGCACGCCCACGTTCGGCATCCTGCCCAGCCTCGAATGCGCGTGAGAACAGGAACCCAAACAGCCCGCTCATAAAATATGGTTGGGCCTGTGCAGCCTGTGCGGGATCGCCCTCCATTCGTTGGGCAGTCACCACCACTCGCTGCAGCTCCTGTGCCTGCTCATCCGTCAGTTTCGGCAGCTTGTTCTGAAGAATGTCAGTGAATCCGCCTTCGATGGCCCGCCGGTAGGTTCCAGAGACATCCGCAACGATGGCTGAGCCATAGTCACGAAGGTTTCCCTCGAACTTCTGCGGGTCGAAAACGTCTGACGAGATCGACTCGTCTTTCTTGGCCGCTTTTACAAGTGCATCTTTTGCAGCGGCAGCATCGTCGGCCAGACCTTTGAGGGCTGTCCGCCCCTGCTCGATCAGAGATTGAGACTCAGTTTGTGCCTGGGTAGAACGGTGTACGTCCTGAACCTGGCGATCGACCTGATCCTTGACCCGTGCCGAAATCTGCTCCTGTACTTCAGGTGTTGCAAGCACCTGCTCAGCGTACGCGGACGCAAATGCAGAAATCGTTTCGTCGTCTAGAGTTAGGTCGTCAGACTCTTCAGAGACCTCATCCCCTTCAGGTGCCGCGTCTTCGTCTGATTTAGGAGCTTCTTCTTCAGAAGTGTCCTCAGTCTCATCCGCTGCGGTGGCCTGATCTGTAGGCTCGGTCTCGTCTGTGTCTACCTTGTCTGTAGGCTCATCTCCCTGAGCTACCGTATCTTCCTGAGTAGAATTGCTATCCAATAGAGCCAATTGTAATCTCCGCCTTTCCGTGTAAATGATCACTCATACACAATTGTCGCGTGCGTCCCCAGTTATACAATAATGAGTTGTTGCCTATACCCTGAAAGAACACGTGACAAACTGTTGGATCATCCCATACCTCATCAAATGTGGTACGAAGCCAATCAAGGAAATCAGGATGGTCAAGCGTACGCCAGTCTCCTTCATGTATGTCATTCCTAGTACGGATAATACGCGAGCGGGCAATGCTAAAGTCAACGAAGTCCAACTGTATTTTATCCTCCTACTACGAATTATACCATAACCTTTACGTCAACGTCAAGTTTAGTCCAACGTTCCCAATCCACCAAGACCGCCTAGCCCACCAAGTGGTAGATCACTAGATGAGCCAGTTAGGATCTCCAGCCCAAGCTGGCCAACATCACGCCAGCCCCACCGATCCAAGATACCGATCATGTCGGAATTCTGCCTAAGCCAAATCTCCTTTCGAAGACTTAGACGTTCTTGGTAAAACTTTAGAAGAGTATCAGACCGTAGGTAGGGCTCGATCATTCCTTCCAAGATGACTGGATCAATATGCCCGTAGTGCTCAGTCAGATTAGCTGTAAGTTGCTGCCTAAGTTCTAATTCATAATCCTCTGCAGAATCTGGTAAGTTAGGTCTCCGTTCACGAACTTCGGCCCATGATTGATCTCTCAGATCCCACCATCCGGCACGACGAATTGTACGCGAATCATCAGTATACTGCTTGACAGCAGAAATGTCTTGGAGATCAGGGCTGAGATTCGAAAGCAGTTCTGCTTCTCTCGTGGGACCAAGGCGGGAGGTGAAGTCGTCCAGCGCATCGAACATTCGCTCTCTCTCACGGGGATCGGCAGTTGCATTTGGAAACCGATCAAAGACTGCATAGTAGTCGAAGATGTCTTGAGCCAAGCCAGGTACATCAGGACGCTGATCCTCCTCCAGTCCGAGAATGGTGAAGATCGAATTGCGGACAACGGACTGACCCAACATCTGTGTGCGAATACTGCGAAAGGTTTCCTTGAAATCTACAAAGGTCTCTGGATTAGCAGGATTGATGAGATCGGCTGCTTGCTGAATCTGATCGGTCAGAACTTCCCTTGCTTCTTTAAGGCTGTCAAACGCTTGACTCTCCGGCGTTTGCCTACGAAGAGCATATTGTTCCTCAATCTGCTTAATCACCTCGGCATGGCGAAGTTCAAAGTCGTGACGATCCAGCGGAAGTAGTTCTCCACGAGTGCGTGGTGCCCCAAACGGCAGATGGTCATATCGTGGCGTGCCGTCAGGACGGGTGAGTGCGATATGACCTCGTTCAATGTCATTGTTAATCACATCTAAGATCAGCCTAGATGGGGGTGTGTAACTCTGGACACCCGTACCGATCAACTCCGGCAGTGCGAGATGAGCGTCCTCCCAGCCGCCTTCCTCAATGACTTCAACCAAGGCCTGAAGGAAGAAGGGCGTGGTACGAGCAATGATCTCCCGCCTAACGGTTGTCCAATCACGTGTCAACCGCTCACCTGCAAAATTCTCGCCCGTTACGAAAATATCGTATAAGGAAGACAGCCCAGGAGACATCTTGCCTTCCAGGAACGATGCGACTGCCTGCTTCACGTCTAGATCAACGAAGTCATCAATGTCTGTCTTGACCCCAGGCGCCTGAGCAACTGCAGCTCCTACCCTGGTTACGAACCTGATCAGAGGCCCATACCCACCCGTCAGGTCTACACGGGTTGGGCCAATCCGAACCTTACCCCAGTCAGCTGAACGGGGATCGTGCTCAACATCGTATCCGGCAGCCTTCATCATGCCTAAGAGAGAAGTAATCACACCAGCCGTGCCAATGAAGCTACGGGCTGCCATCTTCCGCACATAGGGAACATCATGAAAGAGGTAGAACGGTGCTTGCACACGAGACGCAGCAAGACGAGCGGCGAACATCATCTGGTTGATGACCGGAGCGTGCGCTTCTCCTGGGCCTAGTGTTCCTCGTCCAGTCATACGATTGACGAAGTTTGTCATGCCACCAATCTCATCCGAGTTGTAGCCCGCAGCCATCATCAGTGGGCGGTGTGTCTTCCAGATGTCGAATCGGAGGGAGGCTAGGCCAACAGAGTAGGAGCGTGCAGTTCGTCGGACTGGATCGGACACAGTACGAACGATAGCTTTGGCAGGACCAGGAAGAGCATCGTGCAGATCGTCCAGGAAGCTACGCTTGCCTCGAATGAACAATTGCTCCTCAATTAGCTCCTCACCAGGGCCACGTCCGGCAGCTTCCTCCAATGCGCGAATCTTGAGACCTTCGCCAGACTCCAGTGCGACCTTGTACATAGGATCGTCTACGGCTCGTGTTGCATAGGCAGCAGTAAAGTCCTCGTCTAGGAAGATCCTGGCCGTTCGCCCTACGAAGGGAATGTACTGCTTCGGGAAGGCAATGGCTGTGATCGCCTGCCGTCCAATTGCGGATAAGTCGCCCGCACCAGATAGCAGCACACGCTGGAGGTTGAAGACCTTTAGGGCGTCTCGTCCTATCTTCGTCCAGAATGTGGTAATCTTCCCCTTAGACATAGCCTTGGCGAAGTCACTCCCAAACGCGTGCAGCAGGAGAGCCTGTCTTGATGGTGGAGGAGGTAGGCCGTCCATTAGCTCGTCCAACGCCTCCAACGCATTCTTCATGTCCAACGGGCGCTGACGGTAGGTATCCCGAAGCACATCCTCCAGAGATAGAAGCTCCTCATCCGTAAAGTGTCCCCGTGGAGGTTCAATGACAGGTAACGCCCGCTTGCCTTTAAGTCCCTTGCTGAGTCCTGCAAGGACCCCCCCAGGCTTGCGCCCCTCTGCCTTGGCCGCAATCTCAGCCAGCCGTGCAGCTTTTGCTACTTGCTCCTGGAGAATGTCATGGGCAATCGATCGCTGTGCCCTCTTCAACCTGGGTGCCGAGCGAATGATCGAATTCAGACGTTCAACCGTATCCGCCCCACTCTTAGGACGAGTCTTGAACAATCTCCCGCTGGGAAGCCGCCGTTCAGCCTCTGCCTGTAATCTCTGGAACTCCTCTGGAGCCACACCACCAGGACGGGCTGAGGGCGCGGCCTCCTCACGTACCAGAGTTAGTTCGTTTAACTTCTTGATTACAGGTTTCTTCCGTCCTGGTATCTCAACGATTCGACTACCAGGTCTGCCAGGAGCACCACCACGAACGGTGCCACGAGCGGTCTCACCCTTGGGGGTTGTGAATTCGACTAGATCACCCTTGCGGATTTGCTTGCGTTCGAGGGGAACAGCACGGGGTTCAGCACGTGCGGGCGCTTCCCCAATAGGACGTGTAGGAGCTGCTATAGCAGGCTCTTGGATGGGCGCTGTTGGCACTGCTTGAGAAACGCGAACATTTGCTGAATCGAATATGATATCCGCCTTGGCAACGCCTACTCCCTCAGCACCATGATAGCCTTGCGTTTGCAGCTCGTCTACCAATCGCTGCATGTCACCCGCCGTATCAGCTAGGCCCAACGTTCGTTGCACGTCTGCAACCACGTCCGGCGAGGCCATGTTGAGATCAGCCCGACGAAAGACAGAAACCGTTTCCTCTGCCTGTCCTGCGATTCTTGCCGCAGTCTTAGCTGATACCTGTGCCAAATCCTCTGTGGTGTGGAGATAGACACCAGGCAGCGTACCTGTTGTAGCCGTAGTTGGTTGGACTGTACGAGTGCTCCTAATTGCCCCCGCACCTATATCTGTTGTTCCGTGAAAGCGAATAACTTCACCTTCACGAGCGACAGGAACGCGAACTTCCTCCACTGCACGCCCAAGCCTAGCAACTTCTTCGGCCCTCTCAGCACCGCCATATTTACGAGCAATTCGTCGTACAATGCCAGGAACGGTTTCCAGACCAACCCTAGCACCACCTGCAGTGACAAACGCAATTGCTCCCTGCCATGCAGGGGGAGATTCATCGCCTCTCTCTTGAGCACCCGCATAGAATTGCACAGTGTTGATCAGCCCCTCACGAACGAACAATTCCATAAGCTGCGGTGCTCGTTTTATGCCTCTTAGCACAGGTGCACCCAACAATGTAGAGGGAACAGCGATTTCCGCTAGAATCTCTGCAACGTTCTCCGCCCAGCTTTCTGGTAGGCCAACTGACTCCAACGCTTCACGGAAGAGGGGACGAGTCAAGGGAGCAAAAACCATTTGCTCGCCTTTCGCTGCCTCTAGCGCTTCACCTCCGACATCACGAATTGGAGCCGCAATTCCTCTGCCAGCTTCTTTGAGTTCCGCCACAGCACCACCAACATCGCCCGTAACAATGTCGCCCAATGCCTGAGCAAGATCAATAATGGGAGGCTTTCGCGGACGAAAGAGTTCTCGTCCAATTTCCAGCGGCGCCTCAGCAACCTCCCGCAATCCGCCTAGAAGTTTTCCTTCCGCAAACGCTTCCTCCCCAATCTCTGGCCCAATGGCTTTTTCAATGTTGCCTAAGACCGGAACATCCGCAAAGACTCCCCGCTGTTCCCGTGTTTGGGCAGCCTCTTCGCGTTGTTGGGCTGAGTCAAAACGGGCTACGGCTGCTAGTTTCGCTGCAAAGTCAGGATCTTGGTTGCTAAGCTGAGTATATGCCAGTTGTAGCGCCTCACCATCAGACAGGTTTGGTGTCTGTACGCGGATAAGCGGTAGGAACCCACTTACCTGTGCATCTATATCACGCCGCCATGCGTCGATCTGATCGGGATCGGGACGTTCGCCCTCTTCAATGTATATGGACATAGGGGGCTCGCCAGTTGAACCTTGCGTTGTCTGAAGAATGCGATTTGCTGTACGACGATCGGCTGCTGGAATCTCATAGATGTCAAACCCAGGTTGGTTAGCTACATCAACAATGTGCTTGAAGTCGTCTGGACTCATTCCTTCTTTTGCAAGCCCTGCAGCCATTGGTCCCAAAAGTGACTGCTCCTCCGGACTCATCCGCTCCATGTCGGAGCTGAATTGGGCTAGACGATATTGCCCTTCTTGCTCACGGGCACGATCGTATAACTCAAATCCGTTGAGATCTAGTCCTCGACTTGCGGCAATCTGAGCCACCTGTTGCAATATGTTGTCACGGGGATGTGCAGGCTTCATGGAGTCTACGAGCATCTGCGTCTGCTGAGATTCCTGTTGCTGCGCCTGCTGCCGATCCATCTGAAAGACTTCTTCTGCAGCTTGATCGGACAGCGCCCTTTCCTGCTGAGCAAACTGGAAAAACTGATTGACCTCTGTTAGAAGTGAAGACTGTTGCGCGACGTGGGTTTCCTCAGCTGTAGGAGGACGAAGGTTGAAGACAGTTTCTTGCTGCTGGCGTTCCTTTTCCTTGCGCTCTTCCTCGAACGCGCGGCGCTGAGCCAGCGTAATGGTAGGCTGTGCCTTCTCACCAAAGAGACCAGGAATTAGAACCATTTATTTCTTACGTGGTTTGAAGTCGGGATTATGCTTCTTCGCCTGGAGAAGACGAACTTGAGCCTTTGCCTTAGATTTTGTTGTACCCTTCGATCGAACCTTGCCTGTGGATCGGTTGATAACCTTATAGCGTGTTCCGCTACGCCTAATTGTATACGGCATCCACATCTCTCCGATTAGCGCAGGGAATTGAACAAAAACGCGGCCCGTGTGCCAAACCCAGAGGACGGTAGGAGTCTGCGCCACACGTAGGGCAGACTCGCAGAATACCTCTGCGCTGTGGGCCAGTTGTCTGTAGTGGATCAAAGACCGTGTTTTGGAGCTTCACGCTATAAGGGCGCACTTGATCACTGAAGTCAATTAATGCAGCAAAGCGCGATAGCGTCCAAACAAAGAACGGCTTCCGACTTGGCATAATGGTAGCATGAATATGGCCCATGCCCGTCACGCGCAGAAGTGCCGAAATGATCTCCAGTTCCGTATTCCCCACGGTGATTCGTCGTGGACGAGTTGCGTGTACGCTTCCCTCACCATCGATCATTGCACCCATCCAGGCTGCCTCAACTGGACTCATCTGTCGAATGTAACTAGGAAGAGGAGGGGGCACTTACCTGTGAACCTCCCGTAAGTCCTTGCCCTGAGTTTTCGTGGTAGTGGACTGCCCCTTCTTGGACAGCTCACCCTTGCGAGCGTGACCTTCCGTACGTTCGACAGTACCAACTGCGGAGGTGAAGGGGTCAGCCTTATGGTCTGCTTCTAATCCGAAGAACGCATTCCCATAGACCTCTGCCTGCAGCTCATGGATAAAGTCCCATGCCTCCGCACGAGTCGCATGCGTCTTGCCCATAGGAGTGTTGTCACGGGTGCGAATGGGCAAGTAGCGACTGCCCATTTTTATTACGTCGTATCGTTCGTCTGCCATATGATTCTCCTAGATTCCAGGTGGCCTGAACATTTCTTGTAAAAACTGTTGGTGCGCCAACGGAACGCCTGCTGACTGAAACAGGCCCTGCATTGCCTGTGTGATAAGAGGACTCGTATACCTGAAAAATGCCGGATTAAAAGCATTCAACTCAGGCAACAGTCCACTGGATAATCGTTCAACACCTCCACCTGTAACGAATGGGTTGGATGCAACGGCACCACCTAAAAGCCGTGCAGCCTCTGCATTCGCATCTGGTTGTATTGGTTGTCCATCCCCTACGCCTACAGGTGGCGGGGCAGTCGTTCCACCTGCCGCAAGACTACGAATATAATCAAGCATGGCGGGAAATACGCCAGACTGTCCCCCTGGTGTGAAAGGCTGAAAAGGTGCTAGTGCCTGTGTAAATGATCCTTGTAGATTTTCTGGAACATTCAGTGTCGTACCTGGACGTGCAACATTCAAATTTCGTAGGAGGCTTCCAAACGATGAGGGAACCTGGCCTGCACCTGCAGGTGCGGGAACATTACCTCCAAGTGCAGTCGGCTGCTGACGAAAGGGATCGAATTGTCCCAACAGATTCTGGAAGCCAGCATTATTGCTTTGCTGTCTAGGCTGCTGCTGATTAAACCGTTGGAAGAATAGATCACGCGGGCCAGCCGACGTATTAAACGAACCACCAAATGGGCTAATCGGAGGCATTACTGCCCAAACCTTCGAAGAACGCGTTTTGCTTGTCGCTTGGGAGATGTTTGTAAGATCCCCGTGCCCCGTGTAGGTGCCCCATCTGCAGCACGTAGGCGCCTCGTTTCCTCGGCTATTCGCCGAAGTTGGTCTTGATCACTAATAAACCCTCGCAAGTCACCCAAAGGTGCTGGAGTTGGAACCGGAGAAACCTCAGTAGGTCGTTGGGCCTGCTCCAGACCAGCAATCTGTTGCATTAAGGACAACGCGCCTTCTTGGTCGCCCTGTTGCATTAGCCTCAATGCATCTACTGCTGTTGGCGAGCCAGGCGAGGTGTTAAGGAAGGGCAGGGGCGTGCCCGTGGCTGGCCCAATCTCAAAGGGAACAGCAGGATTATCGCCTGCTGTTGGCGAGCCAAGGGGAGAAGCTGGCGCCTGCACAGTCGAAGACACATCACTAACAGGAGTAACGGGAGTTGGAGAAACCTCAGTAGGCGATCCAGCACCAACGAATTGTGACAATCCTTGAATGAGACGATCAGCAATTGCACCGTATGGAGAGGGCGCCCCCACTCCGCCTGTTTGAGCAAATGCTACATTTGGAGCCAGCGTTCCACCGCCTGCACCACCGAACGCTTGAAGGGCGGGTACAATGCTAAAAGGGTCTCGTTGAACACCTATAAGCTGATCGAGAAGGCTAAGCCCCAGTTGACTGCGACCTTGACCGGCAGCCTCAGCAGCGTTAAACGCATCAAGGAATTGTCCAGTCTGTACTTGACCTCCACCAACGAGGAAGGGATCAGTACCCAGGCCCGACCCTGGTGGGGCAATCTGGCCTGTTCCTAGATCGCTAAGATTTCGAATAATATCCGTAGCCGTCGCAAAATCGCCATCTTGCAACGCCTGCAGAGCGTCTTCCAAAGTCCGTAGTCCACCAGCAGCTATTTGTGGCATTTTAAATCCCCAATGTAGGCGCAGGAGACGAAGGCGCCCCTTCTGGCAACCCCGCCCGCTGAAGCCCACCAATAAGTTCTAATACTCCCTGCCCAATCTGCCCGCCTGTAGGCGCCTGAGCAAGTTGCTGGGGTTCTAGTTCCCTTGTCGGAAGCGTTAGAGGATCGAACGGCAATCCAAACTGTTGTGAAAACTGAGCTAAGGGGCCTTGTGGCCCGAAGCCTGCTTGAAATTCTTGTCCAGGCGAGACGAGGAAGGGAAGCAATTCTTGCCCCTTCTGAAAGGCGGCTAGACGGCGGGCATCTGAGAGTTCTGTGCCACGAAGGTATGCAGAAACTGCATTCGTGGCAGATGTCAGCGCACGTCCCCGACGAGCCTCAGCTTCGAATTCTTTGTTCGATCGTGTCTGTTCGAATAGGCCCTGTCGTCCAGTATCAGCGAGAAACTGATTGATCCCCAACTGCTGACGATCGATCTCAAGCGCCCCCTGCCCAAGTTGAAACTGGAGATCGGCAGCATATCGGGACGCAGCAGCCCCACTGCTTCCACCAGGAGGATCATCTATTCCCAGATCAACCCAAGCGTTCAGGGCAGGATCGTAACGACGAATGTACGTTCGTCCACTAGGGAGCGTGAGAGATTCTAGCCCTGGGCCAATCTCGGTAAAACCTGATTCGGCAGGGGGCGCAAGACCATCCTGTGGAGCACCACCGCCAGCATCAGGCCCACTACTACCTAAACCTACAAGATCAAGTAGTGATCCACCAAGAAATGGAAGAGGCTCAATGAGCGATTCGAACAGCGTGTTTTCGGGATGAGGCATGATCTCCTAATGCCTCCGGTTCCAGTATACCATATGTGTGCTTATACAGTCAATCATTTAGAGGAGTCTTCCCGCAATTGGCTTAGGCACGCCTTCTTCGATAAGCTGGTCAGTTGCGGCTAATTTCTCCTCCAACGTAGGTAGGCCCATAATGTAGGCCTCTAGTTGTTCAGGTGTCATCTTCTTGAGAACAGCAGGCGTTGCAGGTTCCTCAAATGGTAGGTAGCCAGAATGCGATAATTGTTCAAGCACGCCGTCCATTGCTTCTATTGCCTTATCGGTGACGCTCTCAATCCTCGCATTGAGCCATTCGGCGGATAGGAGGGGCGCATCTCGATCGGGTGTTGCAACCATTACTGACGACCTAACTCAGCAGTCTCAGGCACGTTTGGCCCTTCTTCACCCGTTGTCTGGACAACTGCTTGGTTCACGCCTGGCTGTCGAACCACATTAGAGGGGGCTAACGGATTAGACCTACCGCCTCCACCAGCCTGTCCTGTTCCTGGTGGGATCCCGCCCAGCTCAGCAGCAACCTGTTCCTCAACTGTCGGCGGAGGAGGCGGGAACATCTTGTTTTGAATAATCTGGAAGATAGTCTGGGCCAGTAGAGGCACGACCTGATCAATAACCGATTTAAACATTTTGCCTTCAACAATCCGCGTGATCTCGTCCTCTGGATTCTCCACGTCGGATTCTTCAATCAACGTCTGCCACCCTAGAGTACCCTCTTGTTCTCTCAGGGATAATGCCTGCCACTTCGCATACTTAGTTACAGGCGTTTCCGCACCAAGGGATACGGACAGCTCGAAGTTCATATCCGCCATCTCTGGGGACAAGAAAGCTGTCTCTGCCACCCGTAGTGACTTACCCTTCCGTGGGCCATCAGGAATCGTCGGGATGTAAACTGTTAACCCATGTGATCGAATGGCGTACAACACACCCATCATCAGTTCCTTGATCGCATCCGCACGGGCATTCTGGTAAGGAACGAGCTGAAGGTCAGCCTGGCCCACTTGGATCGCCAGCCTGTGTCCGGTAGCTTCAGATGCAGCCTCACCAGCAAGTACGTCCTGGAAGCCAGACTTCTCCATGTCGGCCACCACACGGGCATCAGCCTTATCCAAGTCAACATTGGGCACTTCGACCCGTTTCACCTCACCTGGGATTGAGGGAACCTCCGTTCCTTCCTTAACATCTGGTGTCTTGTCCTCTCCGGTAATCGAAGCAGGAACGGCATCAGATGCTACCTTCACGTACTTAGGTGCAAGAGCATTCTCCAACGCAGCCGAAATTCGGGCCGTGGTCAGCACGTTGACGATCTGTGCGCCGTCGATTGCAGCTAAGGCAGGAGGCTGATACTTGTCTTCTTCTGCCTCCTCGGTCGTCACGTCCGCAGGGACTAGAGCGTAGCCGGTTGTATAGGGGCCAAACGGATTGTCAAATGTGAGGACTACGCCCTTCTCCGACCCCCTAGTCTTCCGCTTGTCTTTGATCTTCGGATGCTCGATCAGGATCGCAATCTCGTATCGGGTGCGAATCTCGATATATGTGACCATCTGGCCCAAGTCATGTACCTTTGCAACCGAGGGGGCCGTAGAGGAAGCGGGAGAGGTGTGGGCGCCCAAAGCACCCGATCCACCAGGAGTGACAATAAACCTCTGCTTGTCCTCAGTCAGTTGTAACCCATAGCCCTTGAGAGATTCGAGTAGGGGGTTAATGGGCTTCTTGCCTACCTCTGCGATCACTTCGATCCCGTCCTCATCTTCCCACCAGTAGCAGACGAGAGGATCGACAGACTCAAGCCGGAAGGGGGGGAGTTCCTTCCGCAAGGCATCATCCGTTACCTTGTCGAAAGCCTTGGTCTCCCGACCTGTATCGTCTCGGTCGTATTTCTCAAGGGCTGTGCGGAATTTAGATCGAGCAGCATTTCGACCTTCACGGCCTGTGCGATCGTCATCGGGCTCGTCCTCTCCGCTGACCTCATCAGATAGACCAATCTGATCAATATCATAGAACCCCAGCATGTCGCCGTGCCCAGGAATGAAGGACTCCTTCAGAATTCCTAGACCATCGCCCTGCTGGTGTTGTGTAACCTTCCAGTCAACAGAAACCTTACCCCGATTCTGCCACTTGTACAGGGCCTTGATCCCGTTTTCACCGTCCTGGCCCAGTCGTTGGGTCTCTGGATCATCATCGAAGACGATCCATTCGAAGCCCGTCCGGTTCGCTACCAGACGCTTCACCCGCTTGTGGATCTCCTGGTTGGGCACCTCGGACTGGTAGATCATTAGGGCGTGATCAGCGACGGCGGGGTTCAGGGGAAGACTGCGGAGTTGGTGTTCCATCCGCCGATAGCGGATCCGACGCCGATCAGTCCACTTTTGATCTCTTCGACGGAATGGTTTACGAAGTTCGTCAACTAACTTCCATAAATCGTTGTAGGTCGCTAGATCAAATGGCATCTAATTCTCGTATACCCTAAAGTATTGAATGTCCAAGATCGCAGCCCCCGCGCCCGTACTGATGAATCGAATGTCTGTCAGAAGCGATCGGTAAATGACTGAGGGTTCCATCCATTCTAAGTAACCTCCAGCAGCCTGTGGGATGCCTACCGTGGTCGTAGGTACCTGACCATCCGCAAACCACCGAATCCCTGCAGAGCTAAAGGCGATGATTGCGTGTGTTGCCTCTGCCGGAAGAGACGAAAGCCCCCCAGCACGTGTGGTGGGAACAGTTAGCTGTTCTCCCCCAACACAATCAAAACGCACACGCTAGATACCGCTCCAGAGAATGCCACGAACACGAGGCTGCTTGCCCGTCTCGCCGATGAGGCGAACGTCGGTGCTAATCTCCAAGCCCATCTCGCCGTAGGATTCATTCTTCTTGATTTCTAACGATGTCAGCGTTGCGGCTGCATCAAATTCAATGAACGCACTACCTGGTCCCTCGTTGGAGAGCGAGACAACGCGCCCTAACTTTCCACCGGGAACAGCAACTAGCTCTTCCTCTGTATCGGCAACAGCCAGCGTTACGTCAAATGGTGTAGCCTCATTTGCAGAATCTACTGAAGCAACTGGGGAGGGAATAATTGGCATTTAGAAAGTCTCCTTCAGAATAAGTATACCATAATTCGCCTACTCACGTCAACGTTTCATCGTCAGCCCACGAGGGCCAATCCGCAGACCTTTGAATCCCACGCCAGACCCCCCACCCTTGAATGCGTGAACGAGCCCGTATCGGATCGCGTCCCCCGCATGATCCTCGCCATCTGTATCAACGTCTTCCGTATTGTGCTTGTCTGCAATCAGTTGGGGGATTGTTCGAACCGCATTCGTGCAATTGGACATAAAGAAGACTTGAGGAGGCACGAGTACACTTCCATTAGGTGCTTCCTGCCAATCGATCATGGATCGCATCAACTGCCAACCAGGAACCCTCTCGTTGTTCCCTCGGATCACATTGGTAGTCCCACGGAATGCCTCAACCCAATCATCGGAGATTGGAGCCACACGTTCGCCCTTAACATTACCTTTGGAAAACATAGACGGGTCACAGACGATCGCGTTGATCTTCTCGCTTGCGTCCTCTGTCGCACGGTACGCACGATAGGCCTGTTCCGCAGATTTGACCCCCTTGCCATACTGCTCCCGATAGAACCAGGCCGTCTGCGTACCAGGAGGACGGGCAAACCAGAAAGCTCCATACGGAGCATTAAAGCCATAGTCCACGCAGATGAACTTATCCCAGTCGGGAGGTACGGTGAATGGCTTGACTACATGAATATCATCCCGCCAACGAGTGAAGAACTGACCCGTGAAGATGTTCCAGTCTCCTAATGCTTTGGACCGATATTCTTCAGGTGGAAGGGCACGAAGGACTTCCATGTAGTCTGGGTCATACTTCATCAAGTCGGCGTTGTCTGTGGCCTTTGCGGGGATGAATTGCCTCGTCATTCCCCCCTCAGAAGCAGGCGCCTGCCAGATGTGCATAGGAATAGCTTCCTTTGGATCGATCCAACGGGCCTTGACCCATGCGTGACCAATTCCCAAAGGCGTCGCACCAGCACGAATCCTACGTCCAGGCCACCAGGATTTGACGGATCGACAACGTGAAAGAAGGTAAGTGTACTGGAATTCCGTGAAGTGTGTCAGTTCATCAAAGAGAAGGGCATCGAACTCAGCGGTGTCGTAGGTTCGAACCTCATCGTCACCCTCAACGAAGCGGAACATGAAGATGGAACCATTAGGAAAGATTAACTCGTGCTGCCCTCCGTGGTACTGGGCAACCGATGTCGGAACTTCCTGCTGGATCTTTCGAATGTGAGTCTCTTCTAGTTCACGATACTTCCGCCGGAAGAGGACGACAGTCGCGCCAGGATATTCCATGCAGTAGCGCACACCCCAGGCACGGAGGGCGTGGGACTTACCACCACCAGCAGCCCCTCCATAAAGAAGCTCGCCCACCGAGGACTCCATGAAAGCATCTTGTTGTGGCGAATTCGTAACGTAGAGGACGTTCGATACGGTGCCGCTTTTGCGAGCTGCCTTTTCAGGCGCTGATTGTTTCTTCTTAGGCATCGTCTACCTCCGTTGCCTCTCCGTCAATTGTCTCGCCCTCAGAAAGTGCCGGATTCGCCGTAGACGGGAGCCACGGTAGAATGTTCACAGGCCCACCACCGTCTCCGGTGATCTCCAGCCTCCCAGGAACCTTACCCATGCCACGATCTATCAGCAGAGCTAGAGCTTGCCGATCGGGTTTCTGCTGGTAGATGTATAGCCGCTCACCCGACTCCGGATCAGTCTCTTCAACCCAAATGCCTAGAGCAAGTCTCTCCAGGGTAGCAATGTACTTGGGCAAATTGCGGGCAGCACGGAGTTCAGCCTTCTCAATATGCTCCTGGTGTCTGGCCCGCTTACTTCTTACGCTTGGAGGCATATAGATAGATCACGTATGCAATTATTCCAGCACCAAGGAGCGTATCACCAAAGTTGATAATTGTAAGTGTATCCGTCCAGGCCATAGACTCCTCCAAAGAGACGGGAGCAACCGTGAGGAGGCACCACGTATTGCCCCCGTCGTGAGAACGACAGACAGTGGCCAGACTGCCCATCATCTGTAGTATAGCACATCTTTAACGTTTACGCAAACGTAAGGGTTAGGGTAAAAGAAAACTAAGCCTGTGCGAAGTCCGGTGTATCCGGATGCTCCTCGGGCTTGAACGGATTGGGAGATTCCTCTGCCGTCACTGTGGGAAGATGATACCCAATTCCCCACATGCCTCGGAAGCATTGGATCAACAGATCGGTTGCCGATCCGCCATTGCCATCATAGCTGAGGATCGAATCGATCAACCACCCGTGCTGCACCTCACAATCGATGATGACCTCTTCCAGATCCGCCTCATCAGCAAATCGGAGGATCGCATCGTTCACTCGTTCCCGTAGAGGAAGGGCTAACCTGCGAAAGAGTTGTATGTGTGCGGGCAAGTCTTTAGGCGCAGCATTAGGTTTGATCAAAGACTGAAGCATCCAGGCTTGCTCGTGACTCAGCTTGAGAGAAAAGGTCTCCTCCTCCTGGTCCATTACATCGCCCCCAGCCACGTAGCGAATGAGTTCATTAGAGACGTAGGCGCCATCCCACCAGGTATCTCGATCAGAGGCAGACCCTTCATGTCATCGTCAGGAGTAGGTGCGTGAGGATCGTATCGGTCAGCCCATTCCTCCCAGAGTTTCCGCCAGTGTGTGACCATCGCCCGCTGAATGCTCCAAGGCAGCTTCTCTAGATCAAGACGTTTGTGGAGTATGGGCTTCTTCTCAGCATCAAACTTCTCCCACTTCTTGATCCACGCGCGATGTCGCTCCCGCCAATCAGCAGCGAATCTCCAGTACCACCTACCCTCATAGTCTACACTGTGAATTCGAGCAAGCTCCCGATCCATCGCATACTGGAAGCCTTGTATCTCGTCACGGGCATCCTGATCGCTGATTGGTGTCTTCGTGATCGTGGGAGCAAGGATCTTCCCCTCCCAGAACCACTTACAGGCTTCCGTCACTACCTGGGTGATCGCATTCGCCAGCTCGATCGGCATGTCCGAGTAGGGCATAATGTATCTGAAGTGGATTCTCGCGTGCCCCAGCTTGCATGTTTGGCCTAAGTCCCACTGCACGCGATAGATGTAACGAGGATCATCTGCATCCACTGAGCCAAAGAGTCTACGTGCAGCAGTGGTAAAGGACGCGATCGCAGGTTGACGGGGATCGAGTACGAAGTCATGCTCCACGGCCACCAGCATTGGCAGGTAGTGTCTGGGACAATTAGTCAGCACCCAAGACTCTCCATCATCCCGCTTGTGCTTCTTAACGACCTTACACAGTGAGCAGCTTTCGGTTAGAGATTCGTACACCCAGAAGACCCCCTACGTGATCTTGATGTTTACCCACGTACCTTCAACAGAAACGCCATCATCACCACAATCTGAAATGGTCACAGCCAAGAGATCAGATGACTCAGCCTCAATGTACAATTGGCCATCCTCAGATTCGCAGAGGTTGTACATCTTGCCCCCACACATTATGCTAGTAATTGAATCAACAGACAATTTCACAAGACTCATTTTGTTACCTCCTCCTATGATCGAATCTACGGCCTCGGTGCTGTTCTGTGGGTTCCATCCTTCTGCTGGTCAGGGCAGAGATGGTCTGGCCTGTAGTATGGTGCCGGATCGTCAAACGGCGTTTCAGTAGGTGTTCTGGTTGGAGTCTGGACTGGGTCTTTGACTGGTGCTTCTGTAGGCATTATGTTCTCCTAATCTGGATAGAGCATCCCATTAGCTACATCCCTATTATACCATTCCCAGCTTCCCTACGTCAAGACTTCTTCCCTATTAGATTATCTGCATACTCACTTCAGCAAAAAGATATGATAACCTTTCCTAATCGATGGTGAGGTAATGGTGAGGTTTTGAGACATATACGCGCGTAATAGATATAGAGTGGTAAGTGTGTTATCAATTACATTAACTCCTATCATAGAACTAAACACTATTTAATAACCCTTTACTTTCCCTTCCCCCTATATGTCTAAAAACCTCACGTTTACCTCACCATCCGCTATAGCAGGTTATCATATCTTTCATTATTTTACCCCTTATTCACGAATAGATCGGCCCCAGATGAGCTACAGATGTGCCCTTCGCATTCGCAGACCTGATTCGAATACTTGTTGCCCACATCACATAGACACGTCAGGGGGTGATGTGCCCTCGTCTGGATAAACTCCTTATCGTAGGTACAATCCACACAGCAGTCACCCTCAACCTGATCACATAACACACAACCAAAACAACTAGGGCACCCATCCCAACCAATTGCAGTAGGCATTTCTTCCCCTTATTCTACTCTAGATCGGATCCGACTCGAATGGTTCCTCGCAATGGGCGAATTCGCACGCCTCACATAATTTACCTTGTAGACAGGTTGAGCAAGGGCCTGAGCACCAATTGCAGACCTCCGTAGAGCACATGGTACAGACGCCCCACTCGTCCTCCTCAGTCTCAGCACCACAATTCAGGCATTCGTGTTGCATAGGCCATGCGTTCATCTCATCCTCCAAGCAATCTGATCATCGCCCAGAATCCAACTCCCGCAGCTAGACCGGAGATGATCCCAGATATGATCCTCTCAGTGATATCCTTCCAGTTCAGGCGCCCACGCCATCTGAACATCTGCTAGAACAGCTTTCCTTGATCGTATGGCTCCTGAAGCCAGAATCCGAACCAGTCTGTCCATCGACGTTCGTATTTTACAGTGATCTCTTTCGAGTCCTTCACCCTTCTGTCCATGTAGTCATCTTGCAAAGTTGCGAAGATTATACATCTGCCAGGAAAGCGATCTTCAGATGTCCAGTCCTGTGCTCGCAAAGACTGGGGATTAGTTCTACCAGGGCACCATCCACCCCACTGTTTATTACCAATTGGGCAGACCCCATGAGTCTCTGCATGATATTCCAAGGATTCAAGAATATCTGCCGCTGAACGCATATGCACCCGCTGACACTGTTCCCTTCCCGTAAGTCGGACAATGTTCGGCTCCTTTCTCTTCTGCCAGTATACCTCCCTCTGACGGACGTTATCCCCACATCGACGGGAGCAGAACTTGTACCGTCCAGGGGGAACTAGATGAGCTGGCTCACGATCGTTAGCACATAGTCGTCTAATGGGAGTCCCATCCGCAATCCTCCCCATGTTTAGGTATTCTTTGCTGCCAGCGTCTCTAGGCATTGGAAGCCTTGATAAAAGCTTCAAGGATGGCAAGTATGCTAGGCAAAGACCGGCGCTGGATTGTTAGTCGCCCCTCCCCACCTCTGTATTCGAGGTGTACATCAATTAAGTCGTCTGGCTCAGGACCTGTACCATTATCAAAGATGATCAAGTTGTCATGGCCCTCATTAGTCAGTACGTTGCATGTCATTCTCATCTGGACACCTCCTTCATTCCCAGCATAGCAGATACGAAGGATCATGTCAACCCCTCACGGGATCTAGGATCATCTGGGGCGGATCTAGGATAAGCTGCAGATAATGGAGGAGCACTAGGGCCTCATTGCTGAGTGCTCAATCCCCTAGTGCTCTCTGAGCTAGGAAGAAGTCAAGATTGCTAGCGTACAGCCCTTACCCAAGACGGACGGCGACAATTATGAACACCTGTTCCTGTTCCCACAAGCCGCCCTTCTGAGTCAAAGGCAAAGTCGCGGTTGCCAAATGGTAGATCACCAAGGATTCGTATCCGACCCTCACCAGATGGAGTACGTTCGATCATCAGTGTGAGGTTAGTTACCTCATCCTCAATAATCTGCTCACGGAGTACAATCGATTCGCCGTTTGGCTTCTCTGCCATGTCATCCTTATTATATATCATCTGCAGCCTCGTTGTCAAGTCCTCTGGATAAGAACATCTGTTCAACCCTAGATTCGATTTTCAGCATTTTCCTCTGCACCCGTAGGACACACTCTACCATATCCGGCATCCGGACCCGCCCCCCTTCCGCGCGATCGCATGCGGGTACAATTGAACAGGGGGTAGGGTATCCGATTAAATGAATATCCGCCTACCTAGATGATCTAATGATCCCCAGATTCGCTTTTGGATGATCCCGACCTGAACCGGATTAGCCTATGCTATCTTACAGGATTAGCATATACTTACATAGTGGGAAAGCATGGGGTAAGCTGTCATGGACGGTGATACTGTATGATAGAGATACTTGACAGATACGTTACATTATGCTATCCTGCGCGTTATAGACTAATGGACTGGGGATTATCTATAGATAGACTAGATGTTATTTGCAGATGATCCCCAGATGATCTAATGGGTATCCGGCAACTCACTCATGCTGACTGATGCCTGACTAGGTGCATTCGGCCGCAACTGCAACCAGAAGAGATTAGGAACTAGGGGTTGACAGGGGTTCAGAGTATGATAGAATGGTCGATAGTGGATGTAGGAGGAGGCAAACCGATGAGAGTAGGTAAGAGAGAAGTTGTCTACCCATCATCTTGCATGGGAACAACGGAGCAGATGGCACGTATCGTCAAAGGTGAACTAGTAAATGCCGGTTACCGCGCAACGTTAAGGAAGATGGGTAAATGGGGTTACGTGGTACTAGTACCGCCTGAAGAGTTGCACAGTGCGGATTATGCGATCTATGGCGATGTACCAGAGGTTGGAACATGACTTGCAAGAAGTGTGGCGCAAGGGTACAGCACTCGCCAATGGGCATCACTATTATCTGTATCCCATGCTGGCGCGTAGTGGACAAGTGCACATGCTAACTAGCCTCCCCACCCTAGGCCCTGATCCTTATCGGGGCACTGGGCGGGCAGAGACTAGCCTAGGAGGAATTTGCACATGAGAGATCAAGAATGTGCCGATACCGTTGCCTGGCAGCTAGCAAAGGCATTGACACCTCAAGCGGCCAGAGTGGGCGTGGTGGCTGAAGGCGAGTACCGTGGGCCATGCGCCAGGTGTGGCAGCATACTAGCCCCCAGCCAAGAGTACATCGTCGCCGGTGATGGTTTTGAGGATCACGCTTGGGCGGTGGATTGCAAGGAGGAAGGAGCGTAGATATGGCAGAGCACACCAAGACTCCGTGGGAAATAGGCGACGAGGGCAGCATCTGGGCCACCTTAGACGACGGTGAACAGCACCTTGTTGCTCAAGTTGGTGGTGGCGAACCCTGAGCACCCAGAAGCCCAGGCCGACGCTGCGTTCATCGTCCAGGCCTGCAACAGCCACGACGCGCTTCTGGAGGCGCTGAAGCGGTTAGCTGTCGAAGCCCAAGGATCTCGTGCAGCCCTCCGCGCTAGCTCAGGCCGAGGAAGCCTTAGCCCTGGCCCGTGGGGAGGCTGCCGGCGGTCACGACATGGGCCATGTAGTCTAGGAAGGGAGAAAGGTTAGAGATGATCATTCGAGGCATTAGTCAACCGGAACTAGAGAATATCGCATTGCAAACGGGCGTAAGGTTAGTCAACTTCCGACCGCAGGGTAGAGGATACGCGTTCACCCTCGGGCTACAGGGTGAGCTGTACCGGCGGGTTAGCTCCACTGGTCGGCGAATAGCAGCCGTATGCTATCATGGGCATCGAGAGTTTATGTCATCTGTATTTGGGATCGAACCGAACGCGGTGATCATATCCGCAATGGCCCGCTACGATAACGCGGATGCCTTCAATCAGACGGCATGTGAGGCAGGGAGTAGGAACATCGGGTCGAGGATGCAGCCAATAGTCTATGATGAGGCTTGCACCTGTTCAGAAGAGGAGGAATAGATGAGATACTACTACGACGAAGACCGACAACTGACAACCATCGACGGGCGGATCCGAGACGATGATCCCATCCGGTGCCCAACATGCGGTCGAGCTGAGGACTGCTGTTGTTCGGGTTGTTCGGCATGTGATATACTAGGGGTGCCGAGGGAGGTAGTCCTGCCGACGCTCTCGTTGGAGGCTATTGGCCGGATACATGACGCGGTAAGGAGCGGGATATGATCAAGTATACAGATACAACGGGCGGTCATATGTGGGAATGCACAAAATGTCAAGCCTATGGCATTCATCCAACAGATGTAGCGGCCCGAGTTGTGGCACTACAACACTTTCGCAGGCACGAGGCACATGAGAGGAGTGGGCTATGAGATACCGGAGATCACGTACAGACTATCCAGCAGGCGTGTTGTCAATCTATGACAACGAAGGTAAGACAAGTGACCGCTACCTCGTAGTCTATGAGCCGTACGAGGCAGCAGGAGATCAATACTTCCCAACTACGTGCATGGGGCCAACGCCTTACTCGCCACAAGGCATTTGTATGCATGACTCCCTGCGTTGGAGGCCCACTGGAGGCTGGGGTAGTTCCCTTGTAGGAAAGGTGATTGCCTTTGATGACTTGCCTGCTGATTGTCAGCGGGTTGTTAGGCAAGACTTGGAGGAAGAGATATGATCAGGAGATCAGCGATCTTTCCGTATGCGGAACTCAAGCACGTACCCAGTACGGAGGAACAGAACGCTACCTTGCAAGTAGAATTAGAGAAGGTAACGGTACTGCTAGAGCACTGGACGCAGCCTGGGAACAAGGTACTCAGTGGAGCCATGACTGTTGTGGCTAAGGGCTATGCGGCATCAGCTCGTCTGGTTCTGGATCAGATAGGGAGGAGACACAATGAGACAGACTAACAAGCAGGCGTTGGAGCAGCTACAGATCAGGTGTGAGCGTGAAGGCATACACCTGCGGAAGGACAAGCAAGGGCGGTTCATCTTCTACAAGATCGTGATGGCACGTGATCGTAGCCCGGCGATACGTGCTTCGTCAATTCGCTATACGAATGGGGCGGTAGTTCAAGTGCCGGCTGTGAACCGTAACCCAATTGTAGATTGTGGTCGTGGTCTGCATGTACTTCTAGGTAAACCTAGATGGAGCACGGATCGGGGTGATGCGCTCATTGCTGTGGCCGTGGCACCGGAGGATGTAGCTTGTATGCCTGATGCGGGCATCTTCGCAGGTCGGCCTAAGCTAAGGGTTCGTAAGCTAGAGGTCATCAAGAAGAGGAGGTGGGCATCGTGAGGTTCCTCCTCATCCTAGTCACAGTCATCTTGGCTACGATCGCTGGTTGGCTTATCCAGCCTCTAGTTGGAGAGGTTGCACAACTGGTGGGGGATCTGTTATCCTAATCACAGAAGGAGGTGTAGAATGAAAACGGCAAGAGAATTTGACGAGGCAGTCTGCTCACACCTACTGGGAGAGCGGAAGTGTGATGTCTGTAGTGAACCCCAATGCCGCCACGTTCTGCGAATCGTCGGCTCGTCTGGAGCAGTGTCAGCCTACCTATGCCCTGGACAGCTAGACTGTCCTGACACGTTTCAACCGGAGGACTAGGACGAATAGGCATGACGGTTGAAGCCTCTCTTTCAATGCAAGACGGACAGTTTGATCCAGTCGCGCCCCCGAGTCTGGGCATCCCTGCGACACTGCCAAAGGAACTAAGGCATACCTGTGTGCAGCCCTCGTTCAAGATGGTTGGCTATTGTACGCAGGCGCCGATGTACCATCTGTTCCAGTGTGTCTGTGGGATCGGGGAGATCATGCTATGTGCTAAGCTGATGGGCGGGCATGAGAAGTGTAAAGTGTGCGAGACTGCCACAAATGGATGAGCACCATAAGGACATCTACCAGAGATATCATCGAGACATTTGGCTGCCGGACCAGATCAAGACGGCGGCGAGGGACGGATTCCTACCCCCGCCGTACACTGAACTGAGGCTGTCGGATCATTACCTCGGACTTGACCGACGGCTACCGGATCGGGTCTGGATGCCTGAAGTGGTGGAGATCATTGACGTTACAGTCGTGAAGGAAACCCAGGTCATCTACAGGGTGCTGGTACGCGGGAAGTGGTCGGATCGAATGGACTTCTGCATGGTGCTGGACGGGGACTTCTCGGTGGTGACTGGGTTTTTTATAAACAGAAGGGATCATCATCCGAAGTTAGATACGTCTGTGTATGAAGAGGAGGAGAGAAATGGATAACCTCTACGATCTTGGCACGGCTATTGTTCGCACATCGGGAGCCCAACAGGCCATTTGGAAGGCACACTTCAAAACCCTGATGATGGAGGATATCCACCGCTATGCAGATGCGGCTAGTGCTTTGCCCTTCTCTTCAAGAGAGTTGGATGCCCAATTGCAGAACGTACTCTGTGCTATTGATATGGCCTTGCGGCTAGTGCCGGAGCATGAGAAGACAGAATGACCTGCCTCTCATCACCTGAGCAACTAGCCTGCACGTCCTGTCGTCTGCATCAGACGAGACGAACCGTTGTGCCAGGGCATGGTGATCCGAATGCAACCATTGCTCTCGTTGGTGAGGCACCAGGCGTAGCGGAGGATGCCACAGGAGAACCCTTCCTCGGACGGGCGGGGCAGAGACTGGATCAACTGCTATCGGACGTTGGCGCCAGTCGTGCTGATCTGTGGGTGACAAATGTGATCAGATGCAGGCCAGTGGGGAATGCGATCAGATCATATCCGGATGCGGTCGCTACCTGTCCTGGTCTTTGGTTAGCCACTGAACTGGCGAGCCTGACTAACCTGAAGGTGATCGTCCTGATGGGGGCGACTGCCGGTGCGTTATTCTTACCTGGTCTAAGGGCTAAGGAGTTGGCACAGACGGCAAGGGCGCTTCCCGCTGCTCCCAGTAATGGGAAGTTAGTTGTGGGTGCCTACCATCCTTCCTACGCTCTGAGGGAAGGACCTTGGGTGTCCGATTCGATCCGAGGATCATTACGGAGGGCGATGACATACGCTGCACTATTATGCTGAACGTATTACTAGCCGAAGCTCCGGATAACGTGGCTGCGATCCTACGTTTCTTCGCTCCAAACGGCGGGCGATTGTGCGACATTAGCTATGGCAAGGGAAGCCTATTATCCCATTTGCCAATCTGGTGGAATGTGATCGGAAGCGACATGGAGGGTACGCCTCATGTGTATGCGGAATGGGGACACCTGCCCTATCGGAATGGCATTGCGAATGTTGTCTTGTATGATCCACCCTACCGTCTTGATAATAAAAGCATGGGGCTTTACAATCGCCCTACGTTGGAGTGGAAGACCCGCCATAGTCTAGCATCTGCACGTATTAATCATACGCTTCCAATCCAAGAGGCGTTTCGTGTCCTGTGCCCTGGTGGAATCTTCATTGCCAAGGTACAGAACGCTCGACTGAAGGGAGAGTATATCGACCACGACATGGAAATTAGGAATGCGCTTTATGGTGCAGGTTTTACCCTTCGGGATGTGTTAGTGTACATTCGTCTCGCGGTGGGCGTGTTTCGCAATACACGAACGCCACAACAGGCATTTGGATTCTACATCGTTGGCGAGAAGCCTGCATGATCTGGATTGACCGATCAATTGCTCCAACCCTTGACCTAGCATGTGCGAAGATGGCCCTGCTTGGCATACATGGTGGGTTAGTTGATCCCATCGCTCGCACCAACGTCTTGCTTAATGCCACTGCAGGTGATATGGTCTACAGTGGGCCTCTGGAATTACCCTTCTGGCGGAAGCTACATCCGAGGGTACGGTTGGTATCCATCGATCATCCGGAGGATCAAGACCCTGTATCCAATAGGATCGAATCGTGGCTTGAGTGGGCATTATGCCAACAGGATATAACACAGACGGAAGCACGACGGCTTCTTGCAGCACCGCCCAAGATGCCACAACATGGAAGGTGGACTCATTATCAGACAGCAGAGATGGTTGCATCTACAATGGATAAGGCGGCTGAACAATTAGGAGAGATCCCGCGATCGGACGCTGGCACCGTTCAGGAGAAGGAGTTGCCGTATCGGTGGACACTGGTTGATACAGAGGAGAAGGTCGAGCTTGCACGAGTCTTTCTCAAGGATGCGACACGGTTTGAGACCGTAATTGGGGTGGACTGCGAGACGGACGTAGCCGGTAAGCGTCCGAATGAGATGCGCGACAAGCTGGTGGGCGTTGGCATCTCTATACGAAAGGAATGCTACTATGGATCAATCGACTTCGAACCGTGGGCTGACCTACTACGAGAGTGGCTACCCAATGTGTCTTACGTGGCACATAATGCGAAGTATGATCTATGTGTCCTTCGGAATGCTGGAATCACACCTGGTCGTCTTGCAGGAGATGGCCGGTTGGCAGCCTATTTGTTGGGAGAACCTGAAGCAGCGTTGAAGGGACTGGTGCTGAGGAACTTCGACTTCCAGATGATCACCTACGATGAGGTCGTTGGGACAGGCGCCAGTCGGGTGAACATATCCGAGGTGGACAAGGATCTAGTCGCTGAGTATTGTTCGGCGGACGCCTACTTCGGAGTGGAGATCGAGAGACATTTACGTGGACAATTATCAGGCAAGGCATTAGACTTATACACTCAAATAGAGCTTCCTTTGGTGGACATCTTGGCGGACATGCAGTTTGAAGGCATGCCGGTGGATCGGGACGAAATCAAGGTGGCACATGACGAGATTGAGCAGCGGATGTACAAACTAGCTGCGGTTGTGGATGACCTCGCCCTAGCTTCTGGTTACGTTAGACCCGACGACACGTGGGTCTGTTCCGAATGCCATAACGGGAAGAAGAAGAAACTTACCTGTGAGAAATGCAAGGGGGTAGGCAGGTTCTCCACGCCTATGATGATCAACTTGGGATCATCCAAGCAGCTTGTGGAATGGTTGCATGATCATCTTGGCCTGCCAGTACAGGCGTTGACAAAGGAGACACAGAAGCCCTCCGTATCTGCTCTTGCCCTACTCCGAATGAGAGAATTGAATCCGGCCATCCCGATCATCCTTGAGTGGAAGGCTGCGGACAAGTATCGTGGGTTCCTGATCAAATGGTATGAATTCTCTGAGGGTGACAACAGGTTGCATCCGGTCTACAATAATGCGAGGACACGATCGGGGAGACTATCCGCACAGGAGCCCAACGTCCAGCAGATCAAGCTAGAGTGGAGGAAGTTCTTTGTCGCGTCTGGATGATCTAGTCTTCGTCTGTGCGGACTATGGGCAAATCGAGGTACGGGTTGCTGCCTATGCCTCACATGATCCCAAGCTGCTGGCGATCATGCAGCGTAATCCGGAGACTGCAGATGGGGACGTTCACAGTCAGAACGTTTCCAAGTTGTTTGGTATCCCGTTTGAGGATCAGAAGGGATACAAGCATCTACGAACGAGGGCCAAGAACTACTTCTTCGGTGCGTTGTATGGATCGGGTGGATGGGAGGTGCAGGAGGTCATTGAGAAGCAATTCCTGCAGGATCCTGAGCTGCTGGCGCACGGGGTGCCCACGCTGAGGGAGATTCAGGCCGGTATTCGAGATCTCCGAGACGAGTACGCACATTACTTCTCCGAATGGGTGCCATATGAGATATGGAATGCAAAGGAGCATGGGAATACGGTCTTCACCCTGTTTGGCAGGCCGAGGATCATTCCTGATCTGACCAGTCAGGATAAGAGAGATCGGGAGGCGGCTGAGCGGGAAGCCATTAGTCATATCGTGCAGGGTTCTTCGGCTGATGTCCTCCGGATGGCGACCATCAAGGTTGCGGACATTCCGAACGGGCGACTGGTCTTGACAGTCCATGATGAATTAGGTAGTATAGTAGAGGAGGGTCTGGCCGTGGAGTACAAGGAGGCAATGGTGGACACGATGCTGCTTGGCCAACCGTTTGAGGACGTGCCACTGGTGGTGGATGCGGAAATTGGGAGGACATGGTATGACTGTCACAAGTGACCATGTGCCCACGACGGCAAAGGAACGGGCGTGGCTCTTCAAGAACTGGACTCCGGATGATCCAACCTTTGTTGAGTGGGTTGGGGGGAGTGAGCAGGCGCATAGGCTAGTGCCTCGCGTGTTGCTTGATCTGATACGCGAACGTAGGCTAGTGGCCGAGTTGCAGACGGCGTTGAGGAATATTTCATGTGCGCGGTGTGCGATGCCCGTGGGGGGCTACATTGAATCGGAACACGTTGGCATCGTGGCTGCGATATACTGTGCGGATTGTATTGCTGATGATTGACCTCCTAATCTCCGTCATCACCCGTGACATCGTTCATGCGGAGACTGCCCAGTGGCTATGTGATCAGCCCTATTCGGTGGACATCGTGAAGGGGTATGGTGACATTCCCGATCAGCGAACGAAGCAGGTGAAGCTGTTTCTTGCGGGTGCTTGGGAGTGGGTGTTCATTCTGGACAACGATGTGGTGCCGAAGACGTATACGATTGAGAAGTTGATGGAGCGGAGAATGTCCCGCGTGGTTGTCGTTGCCCCTCCTCTTACGTTGGGAAGGACGAACCAAGTCTTTCCTATGGCATACAAGAAGCCTCAGAAAGATGATGGCATCTACTACCCCATCACGTCGGAAACACAAAGTACTATTCGTCAGCCCAAAGACACATCCATGCGTCGCGCGGTCGATCTTACTGGCATGTCCGGCGCCCTGCTTTCCCACAAGATGTTACGTGAGATAGGCCCACCGTGGTTTAAGACGACCCATGATGCGGAAGGGCGTTACGTGGGATCGGAAGACGTGTTCTTCTGGTCGCTGGTCAAGGAAGCAGGCTGGGAGATTGAGGTCCAGTTGGATCTGGTTGCGGATCACATCAAGTTGATGAAGATATAGGATAACCGAGGGTGCAGCACGAGGTAGTGACCACGGGGTAATGCTGCAGTTATAGGAGCAGGTGTAGGTTATTCGAGGGAGAGAAGGAGGTACTTCGATGAGTGTCAAGATCCATTATGCAGACACCCCACGTCCGATGATTGAGATCGAACCTAAACTAGAGTTTCGGGAGGATCATTATGTTTATGATTTCGATCGCGTGCTGTCCGTTAGTGCTCAGCAGGGGGGCATAGTCTTCCATCTGCCTCACAGTCTAGCTGTGCAGCTAAAGGATGCGCTGGTGAACGTATATGGTATGGGTGGAAGAGCCATTCATGGGCCACTGGAGTGATCTACACCGCAGTAGTTACCGAGCCTGATCTGATCGAGGATACTTTAGCTGATTGTATCCTGGCTCTCCTGAAAACGCAGAATCCTGTGGACGAGGAGCGAGTTGCGAACATGATCCCAACAGAGTTCATGGCGTACATGGAGCAGCATGAGAAGAACGATCCCGACCTGACTGCGGCGGTGATCGACGGAGCGGAACCTTACAAGACGAGGAAGGGCCAGATAGTCGAGTGTCCCGTGTACGTGGTGGTGGCCGTGACTGCTTCATTGAAAGAAGGAGAGGGACCGACCATTGCCGACGTATGATTACGTTTGCCCTGACGGGCACGTGACTGAGAAGAAAGGGCAACTGGATGAGGAAACGACTCGGTGCCCTGCGATTACTTGCACTGATCCGAGAGAAGGGATTACTGATTGTGGTAAGAAGGCCCGTCGCCGTCCGGCATACCTGTCAACGGGAGTGATCTTCCCAGGCACTGGATTCACGCGGACGGTAATCCCTCCGGCACCGCCGAAGCCTCCGTCTAGGCCAGAGTTGACACCGGATGAGCATTTCGAAGTGATGGATCAGTATGCAGAGGAACAGTATGCTGATGAGGTCAATGTCAGACCGGAACGGGATAAGGTGATCGAGAAGGCAAAGAAGGATGCTGCTGAGGGGAAGATATTTTGAGCGACATTAGCGACGAAGAGAAGGTACAGGCGTGGCTTGAAGCTATTGTTGAGATTTATCGTGAGCGGGCTTTGACGGTACTAGCTAAGATCATTCCCGACTCGGTACCAGGAATAGGAGATCCATCCTTGTCTCATCTGATGGCTCTCAAAGCGCGACTGCGCGCCAGCATCGAGGCGATCCATGTCTAGGAAGGTCAAGAGGATCAAGTCCACGACCCTTCGTGTCTTGGAAGGGACATACATGAACGACACAGCTCTAGTACGGGATGCTGGGCCTGGTGCGTCCTATCTGATCCGAATCATCAAGTGTCAGCATACTGGACACCCTCATCAGGGGGAGTGGATCGTGATGGCGAATAGAGCATTGACGGAGGACTTCCCGTGAGTGAGACACCGATATGGAATTACTTGATGGATGGACGCTTTTGTGTAGCCCGTTGGTGTGATGGGGAGGCCGCCCCCAAAGTCAAACGTTTACATGTGCTAGTAGACCCAAACGACTCAATATTTCTTTATCTCGTTGGTGGAGTGCCTTATCTAGCACAAGAGGAGCTAGGAGTGGAGCGTGACTAAGAAGTGCTGTCTCAACGTCACGAACTATCATGGCCGTCCCTCGGATGATACCTCATCTGCGACCCAAGCCCGCATGATCCGTCTTCCGAGAACATTATGGTCGGATGTTGAACTCCTCCTAGGCAAGCCACACATCTATGGCTGGACGGATATGTACGAGTTCTTCTTCGGCGCCGTCCGCATGTTCATCGATGGCCACCTGCATTCGGATCTATTCGATCCAGAGGAGGCCAAGAGGGTTACTGCTAGACTGGCCTTTACCCGTCAGGTAGTGCAGGAAGCATCCGATGCGAGGGAACGGCGGGAGGTGGAGGCTGCCTTCCAGGAGCACGCGAGGGAACTGCACAAGATGGTTGAATTCGGTGAGCGGGCGGGACTCCTCAAGAGGCTGAGATACTTAGGCCAAGTGAGACAGCGGGCGACAGATGCGGGCGTCCAACGATGGGTTGATGCGCTGTACTTCTCCGAACCACGGGTGGCGGAGGCTGTCGGTTATCTAATGGAGTGCAATCTGCGAGAAGAGGGTACTCCAGCTTATGATCGTGCTCAGGCGAAGTATGTTGAAGACTGGTCTACGTTCCTTGAGAACAACTCAGGGCACTTGACAACTACATAGGGATTAGGTATTCTGATAGAGGAAAGGCGGTCTTGGGAGGTTCGCCAGACGAGTGCGATAGTCCTTAACTGGAAGGGAACCGCCAGGACAACTATGAGGTGAGGTTGTCCAGTATAATGGAAGGAGGCATTCGATGACTGATCAAGTTCCCAATCTTTCCACAGTAGCCAAAGGCGGGGTTGACCTAGCCGATCCGGTGCAGAAAGTGGTCCGTGATTTTGCTACCCAGATGGCCCTGCACAAGGGCGTGGCCGTCGTGATCGTTGGCCTGACTGAAGACGGGACGATCCCCGTCGTCGCACACATACCTGGCGGCCTGCTGCAGGGGCTGGGAATGTTAACCTCTGGAGCCCAGCAGCTGGGGTTTAGCAATCTGCAGAAGGCAATGAGAGCGGGAGTAGATGCACCTCCCTCTTAAGATAGACCTCTCTGTTGTTCCCGATCGACCATCTGGCCTAGGTATCGAAGTGCCTGGTGACACATGGTGGGAGGGGCAGAGGGAGACCATCGCGGAGATCGTCGCGCTGTTCAAGACGCATCGTTACGTCCTTGCGGGTATTCCGACCGGAGGCGGGAAGACGATCGTAGCGACTGCGGTGCATCGGATCCTGGATGGCAAGTCGTTGTTCCTGACGCATACCAAACAACTTCAGGGTCAGTATCTGAAGCAGGCGAAGTGGGCTGAGGTGGCGATGGGCCGAAACAATTACAAATGCCTGAATGCGGACTCCCCATTCGTTGGTCTCTATGGTAGGCAACTAAACGCAGAGGAATGCGGGAACCACAACAAGCGATGCATCTTCCCGAACAGATGTGAGTACCCACAGATGCTGAAGCGGGCCTCGCAGAATCCTCAAGTCGTGATGAACTATGCCTATGCCCTTCGTCTTCTGCGGGCGCCCTTACTGAAGTTGGGCACAATCGACGAGCCGCCAGAGGAGGAGGATCAGGTCTTCGAGGAATCGATTCCCAATCCGTTTAGGCGTGACTTCCTCGTATGTGATGAGGGACATCTGCTGGAGAACGCGATCGTAGAAGCGGCCTCCCTCAGCATATCCTATAGATCCTGTCGGGAAGCGAAGCTGCCTCCCATGCCATATACTGAGGACATGAAGTTGTGGATCAACTGGGCAAGTGACGCCCTGCCAACGATGACGGCATATGTCTCGTCATCCAACCAGCGTTCAAAGGATGCTTTAGCTTCTGGTGATACGAATGTGGTACGCTTAGCCCAGATGCATCTCTCTGCTCGTCGGTTGAAGGAGCAACTGCTGCAGCTTGCCAACGTGGACAGCTCGTGGATCGTCTATAAGGGATCGAATGCTGTCACGGTCCGACCCTTATGGGCATGGGGAGTGGCAGAGGCTGAGCTGTTCCAGTATTTTAGACGGGTGCTTATTATGTCAGCCACTCCTGGGGATCCTGACCTTCTGGCTAAGAGACTGGGAATCACGGAACCCTACGGATACATTGATAGACCGTCAATCTTCCCCATTGGGAATAGGATTGTCTTCTACTGGCCAGTCCTGTCGGTCAACCGGCATACTTCTCCTGCAGAATGGGGGACGATCGCATCGGCGGTTCAGTTTATTGCAGATCAGGAAGGGTTGAAGGACAAGAAGGGTCTCATCCACACGGGATCGTTTAAGATTGCAGCGGAGTTGGGGGCTAGATTGCAGGGCAGATTCCTCGTACATGAGATACCGGCCATGCGGGAGACTCTACTGGATGCGTTTGTCGAATCCGATCAACCGCTAGCTCTGGTATCTCCATCCTTTACCACGGGACTAGATTACAAGGACATCGGATGGCAGGTGATTGTTAAGGTGCCCTTTGGCAATCTGGGGGATCGGATCACCAAGATGCGGCATGGGTACGCACTACCGGATGACCCGAAGTTTGGTCGGAAGGTCTATGATGACGATGCGTTGAATACTGTAGTACAGGCGGCAGGAAGGGCTGTCAGAGGGCCTGAAGATCAGGGAGTGACCTATGTGATCGACGGTAGTTTCTGGCCGCTGTATAAACGGGGACAGGCGCCAGAGTTTTTTAAGGAGGCAGTCCGATGGGTACGATCATAGTGTTAGCAATAGGCGTGGGCCTTGGTGTCTTTCTAGGTCTTGAAGCCTATGATGTGGGCTTCTCATGGCGCGCGTCTGCACTACTAGGTTGGGTAGTTCTGATAAGTGTATCGTCTGCCCCATACGGACACAGACACAAGGGAGGTGATTAGTAGCATATTCTAACAACCTAATAGGAAGATCGGATATTCTCCCAGACTAGGAGAATAATCACAAAGGAGGCAACATGAGCGAAGAAGAAATTGCTCCCCCCAGTGGGTTCTCAATTGACCCCTCAACATGGGTGGAGCCCAAGCAGACCTTTCCTGGCAAGATCATCGTATCTGCAATGCGGTGGTCGGACGAGAAGTACAACCAGGCAACGGAATTCCGTCCTGCCCTCCCCCGTCCAGTAGCCCAGTGGGACGTACGGGTGCAGTGCCTGGATCGGATGTACCTACTGCCAGATGGATCACAGGCGGAGGTGATCCGGTATGGCGGAATCGATCTACAGAAATGGTCGGCCAGGGATGAGGCAATTGTCCCGATCCACGCCGGATTCCAGAAGGAGACCCTGATCACTGGCGAATGGAAGCGCGTGTTCGGAACGACCGAGCCGCCCGAAATACTCGTTGGCAAGTTTGCCGAGTTCGAGTTCTATCCTGCCAAGCGTGGGGCGAGAGGTCGGATCATGACCAATGTGCTGATCCCGACTGCGGTGCTTCCACCTGACTTTACCTTCGCGGGTGATGTCGAGCTGATCCAAGTTACGAGGGAGCAGCAGGAGTCTAGGGGAACGGATGCTGAGGCCACGACGGAAGCATCTACTACTCCAGAGGCCCCTGCTGAGGAAGTAGCCGAGCAGCTGGTTAACTTCCTTGTTGGGCAGAAGGCGGACAATGCTGCTGCGATTATCGGCGCCTTGCCGGACACCCTTCGTACCCAGTCAGTCCTTGGTGGGATCGCATCGGGTGATCTGCTGAAGGAGTTGGTGGATCAGAAGCGGATTACCGTCGGATCGGATCAGGTAATCGCCAAGGTCTAATGATGGACATTCTCGGACAGGTCGAGATCACATTCGACCATGACTACACGCGTCGGCTAAACGAAGAGATTGTCCAGCAATATGGATCAACTGTCAAGCGTGTCGCTACGCATCTGAGTGATTTGCTGTACTGCCTCCGCAAAGGATGGGGTAGGCTCCACATTCCAGGGGATGAGTGGCGTGGCATCGATCCAGAGGAAGACCCGATGTTCATGTGGGCACAGGGCCTGCAGTTTGAAAGCCTTGTAGCGGAGGGGGAACAGCAGGGACGGATGGCATACTGTTTCAAATGCCGCGCTGTTTCCTCTCCTCCGAGCGTACCATCTGAAGAGGAGGAGGTGGCCAAGTGCCCCGTCTGCGAGCAACGTTGGCTTGTTGCTACTCCGGACTGGAAAGCAGACGGGCTGATACATGAGTCTAAGCAGACTAGGAAGTCCCAACGAAGGGGAGTAAGGAACGCGCCCTGGTGGATCGAGCAAGTGGTTTCGTACATGCTGTTCGATCGTTTGAAGACAGCCGCAGATCCGCCATTCTCTCGCCTAGTGGTCAACTGGCTGATGGGTGACTACGGGAATAAGAGGAAGGGCACCAGACCTCTGGGTCCAAAGTCCGTACTAGAAGCTCATCAGGTGAAGTACACCGGCAGTTGGGAGGAATGGCTGGCTGAGTTGCATCGGCGGAAGCAATTAGTAGAGGGCAATGAGATGCCTCTGTTGGACTTCAAGGAGTCGCCAAAGTATCCATGGGAATGTGCCAGCTGTCAGGTTGGGCAAGCGATGAAATGTCCTCAGTGGATCTGGGATGATGACGACAAGGAGACCTATCCGTTTGGGGACATTAGTTTGTTGGAGGTATCCGATGAAAGTTGAGGTCTGTCGCAGACAAGATGGGACGTTCTCTGCCATTCAATTTGAGGGGCCTTGTCGCAACGCGTGGATAGGCAAGAGTGGGATGGGTTTTGGCAATGAGTATGTGGGCTTCAATGCTCATTGGTATGATCTTTTCCGCCCGCTAGAACGATACTCTGCAGGGGACACACGCTTTGTGTTCTTTTGGAAACAGCTCTATCGTGGGCTAAGAGCCATCGTGAATCCGAAGGAGGAATGGTGGGAATGACCGAAGACATCCAGACTAAGTACAACGCAATCAAGGGTGCGGACTTCGACACTAGCAAGAAGGACATCTCGTTGGCGATCTCTGTCGAGGGACTTGAAGGGACGGGCAAGACTCATTTTGCTTTGCTCACATGCCCGCTTCCCATTGTGCATATCAACTTCTCCGACAGGGATGCGAACATCTTCCTCTACGATATGGACGAGGAACGGCGAAAGCAGGTCACTCTGTATAGTGATCCCTTTCAGGCCAAGACCTCGCAAGGTTGGACAAGGGCTGAGGGCCAAGCAGCATTAGCTGCCCTGTCAGAGATTGCTCAAGATCATTTGGCCAATGGCAAGATGAAGGGCGGGACGTTTGTACTGGACTCAGGTTCCTCATTTTGGGAAGTAGTACAGGAAGTCTACGTCGCTCCCCAGCAGGAGAAGAGGCAGTCCGAGGGAGGTAAACGATCAGGTGGTCTAGAATACATGCAGGGGAATCTGATCGTCAACGGGGTCATCTCCTGGTTGAAGCAGCAGGGCGCCCATGTGATCCTGACCCACCGGAAGAGGCAGGACTGGGATGCGAAAGGACCTATTCCTGGCCAGTTCTCCGCGCAGCTTAACAAGAAGGTTCCCTATCTGGTGGAGGTTCGGCTGGATCTGTACAAGACCTGCGAGGTTTGTGGATCGGAATTCTGTGAGAAGAAGGGGCACCAAGGAAGGAAGCATTGGGGGAGGATCGTGAAGTTCGGGCGGAACACCCAGATGGAGGGGATGTGCTTCGAGAATCCGTCATTTGATCTGGTCTACAACTTGTATGCTGCAGGGAATGGAGGCGGTAACTAATGCGCTGTCGATACTGTGATAAACCATGTAAAGAGGTGTTCTGTACGGAGGAGTGCCAGTATGGATACGAGGATGCCATGTACGAGGCACGTGTTGAGGCTGAGGCAGAGGCTTTAGCTCGACTGGACGAGGACGCGGCTGCCGATCGGGAGGCATTCGATCAACGAAATGCTAGTAGACCATGAAGTGGCTGTGGCATCATCTCTTTGGGCACCCACCGTGGCATTTGACATATGAACCACAAGAGAGGCGATTACATTGCTCTTGTCGTAGATCATGGCGGCTCCGTGCAACGATAACGAGTTGGTTATACGATGTTCCGGTAATCGTGGAGGACGCTCTTGAGTAACGAAGTCGTTGTGGTAGACGATCGGGAACCCTCCTACATGGCACCCCAACTAGCACAGTACGGGATCAGCCCCGTGTCCGGTCGTCTAGACGCTGGAGATTTCCAGTTTTTTCCACATGGGCTGAAGGTTCTGATCGAGCGAAAGACCGTATCCGATCTTCTCAACAGCCTGAAGTCTGCCCGTCTGGTCACTCAAGCACATAAGTTGATCGAACAGTCCGACGCGGCGATCCTGCTGATCGAAGGGCTCTATTCCCGATCCAAGCGAGGATATGTGGAGTATGAGCAAGGTTCCACCTTGGTCGAATCGGGCTGGTCGTGGGATGCGTTCACCGGCATGATGTTAGATCTCAAATGGATGGGTTTGTATGTGCATGAATGCTATCATGGGGAGGCAGCAAGGGAGATTGCTCGAATCGTTGGCTCCCTGTGTGCGGAGCAGCACGCGTGGATACGATCGCGGGAGAGACCATCTGTGATCACCGTTGATCCCCAGTACAAGAACGCGGTTTGGGCACTGTGCTCTTTCGGCGGAGTAGGGCCTGAGTGGGCTGACGCAATTCTCAAAGACCAAGGCAACTTTGCTCAGATCGTATGTGCGGGCGCCGATCAGCTTGCCCAAGTCAAGAACAGGAAGGGTCAGTCATTTGGACACAAGCGAGCAGCCCGACTGGTAGAGGAGTTTGAGCAGCAGTGGACTACCGGCTAACGATTCCTAATGGTCCTTGGAACACGATCCTCGCCGACCCTCCGTGGAAACTACGAATGGGTGGCGGTAAGCGTAAGCTAAAGTATGATACAATGGAACTAGATGAGATCAAGTCAATGGGCGATCGCATTCAGGAGATCACATCGGACACGGCCCACCTCTGGCTGTGGACGACGAACTCCCATTTGCCGGAGTCCCTTGAGGTGGTAGATTCTTGGGGCTTCGAATACAAGGGATTGAGAACATGGGACAAAGTACACATGGGTCTTGGCTGGTGGTTAAGAAATCAGACCGAGCAGTTGATCCTTGCGGTGAAGAAGGGCAAGGTACGCTGGTGGTTGGATCATCCGGACAAGTGGACGACCCTCTTTACTTCGCCCAGGAGGAAGCATTCGGAGAAGCCCATCTGGGGCGTGTACGACTGCATCACTGCCCTTAGTCGGGGGCCGTACTTGGAACTATTCGCCAACGTTGAGAAGTTCCCTCCTATTGTTCACAAGGCACTGAAGGATGTAGGCTGGACATTTCAGGAAGCAGATCATCAGGCGCCGGAGGATGAGTACAAGGGATGATCTCCGATGAACATGGCCAACTCTGGAAAGTCCAGCCCAACGATCCCGCTTCTACTGCGGTCAAGCTGCTCAAGTCCAAGGGATTCACGAAGATTGTCCTCCCGCTTGCAGTCTTGATCCACGGACGGCCCCAGACAGGATGGTTCTGGCCTACTGTGGCTTCCGTGGAACAGACGCCTACATTGGATCGGATCGCCTGCTTAGAATGTTGCCTTGTGCTGGAGAAATCTGGTATGATGGAAGAGGAGGTAAAGTGATGGCCAAGATCACAATGGAGGAAGCATGGAAGGCCCTGAACTACGTCGGGGCACAGATCGAGGAGCGCAACGCAGCCCGCGCCTTGGCCCTGGTTGTTCACGACGATGCCTGCCTGACTTGCACGGTGACATTGTTGAATCCCTCGCCTGATTTCATAGCTGGTGTGACACTGCGGCGAGACAAATGCAAAGAGCGCAAGCGCATCGAGGCACTAGGCCGTTGACTGACACCCAACGTCGTCGCCGTCTTGATCCCCTTCTTTCCTACTGGAAGAAGGCATTAGGTCTGCAGAACTGGCAGATCACTTATGAGATCAGGAAGGGGATTGATGCCGTAGCTGTTGGAGGGCAGCAAGTAGGGGGCGCTGCTTTTTGTAGTGGCCCATACGCATTAGGTCATATTGTTTTTACTAGAGACTTGGTTGATAAGTCACCTACTACTGCAGAACTAGAACGCGCGGTCGTTCACGAGCTAGGTCATTTCGTCATTCATCCGCTTGTAAGTATGATGAACGATGAGCGTGGAGATGAGGACGAACCTCATTCAGTTCACTGTGCTCGTGAGCTTCTGGTTGAACATCTGAGCGCTGCTTTTATGTCCCTTCGTCGGGGGGATGAGGCGCCCATCTACAGTCCTAGTGGTAAGGAGAAGTAATGGCTACACGTCCACGTATCTGGTGTCACTTTGATAGATGTTGTGCATTCGACCCAGGCAGTCACAACGCCCGCTATTGTCCAGAGCACCGATGCAAGCGAAAGGCTGAAAACGCAGTCAAGCGGCTGACTACTCCAGTCAACACAGATGAGGAGAAGTGGGGACTGCAGGAGCGGAAGAAGGAACATCGGCAGATCGAAGCCCAGTTGAAGAACGAGTGGCTTCTGGAGAATAGCAAGATCGTGATGTTCGATCTTGAGACAACCAACCTTGAAGCTTCGATCGGTTTCGTCCTATGTGGTTGTACGAAGGAACGGAATGGCGAGGTCAAGACCTTTACTGCAAAGGCAGCGAACGGCTTTCTAGATGATAAGGAAATTATGCTTGCTATGCGAGATGAGCTTGAGCAGGCCGATTATGTTGTCACTTACTATGGATCAAGATTTGACCTGCCCTTCATCAACACGCGGCTGATCGTTCACGGGGAGCGTCCGGTTGCTAAGATTCGACACATCGACCTCTACTACACGGCCAGGTTCAAGCTGAAGTTGCATTCCAACAAGCTGGTTGTGGTGGCAGAGACTCTGTTTGGAGAATCGGACAAGACTCGTGTGCTGGGGCCGATCTGGACACGTGCCATGATGGGAGACAAGGAAGCGATTAAGTACATTGAGGAGCACTGTCAGATCGATGTGATTGTGTTGCAGAATGTGTTCGAGAGGTTAAGAGGATTTGTCAACCTGTCCGCGACCCGCTGGCGGACGTATGGGGGCAGCTATTGATTGATCTAATCCGTGAGTCAATTATTCTGGGTGTGATCGGATCGGTTGGAGCGACGACGGCCATATTCGTGTATAGGATCATATCGGAGGGAATACGATGACCAACGCGGACCCTGAGCCCACGACAGTGGAGGATACATCGGGGAAAGTACAACTCGCGGTCCTGGTGCGGGCTGAGGCCATTCTCGCAGACCCAACTTTCCCTAGTGCGTCGGGGCACTTCGCGGGCTGGGTGCAGGCGGTGAAGGCGCTGCGAGGGCTTGGGCATGGTGCGGACAGTGGCTGCCCGATAGAGGACTGCCTGGGCTGCATTGCCCTCGCCGACTTCGTGGCCGCGTTCCCAGAGGAGATCTAATGGAATTGTGGTATCCTAAAGCGGGAATTCGACTAGGTCCTGCTAACAAGACATGGGGTAAGACTGACAACATTTGGGGTGCGGTCTGCCATTCCTCCGAAGGCTACTTCTCAGGTGATATGGATGTTCTTGATTCTCAAGTCAGGCCACGCGCTTCCTGGCATCTGTATAATCCCAAGCGTGGATCGATGCTTCAGCATTATCCCTTCGATGAGATCGCTTGGCATACGGGATCACGTGCAGCATGGGGGATGATTGGGATCGAGAGTGAGGGGCGTGCGGGGGAACCATTAACCCCCAGTCAAAATGCGAACCTGACCGAATTCTTCATTTGGGCGAAGGCCAACTTTGGCTGGACAGAACTAACACGGGACGTGACCCTGTTTGAGCATAACTTCTTTAGGGCTACCTCGTGTCCATCGGATAGGATCCTTTGGGATGTTATTATCCCAAAGGAAGAAGAGAAGGAGGAAGGTAAAGTGATCTGGATTCTATATGCTAGGGAGGATGACCAAGAGGACAAGTGGGTAACTGACCTCATTCAGAGGTATCCCATAGAGGAAGATCAAGTCCCACGGTACCGATACCTAGGTGCGAAAGGGCCGCACGCCGTGCCCGCAGATTTCCTAGAGAGCATTCCGTACGGATATGAAGGGCCTCCAGCACTCATGCTTCCCGATAACGAGGCCTAAGATGTCTGAGATTCCAGATGGCGAGTACCAACCAGACGAGGTAGTCCTGCAGCAGCAGGACGGTAAGGCCTACGTTCGTTATGGTGGGTGTACCTCTGGTTGTGGGGACTGCTGTTGGTATGTTGTCATTCCGGTGGATCCTCGTGTACTGGATCAACCACCCGATCGGTTCGAGGATTGGAAGGATTGGTTAGACTTGCATGGGATCATACTCGTGTCGCCTTCAGTGGGTCGTCTGGACGCCCGAATACCTATTCGATGTGATGCGCTGACCTTTAACAACACATGCGTCCTCTTCGGAACCAATCAGCGTCCAGACATGTGCAGCACATTTCCTGAGAAGCCAAGGTTCATTGATCCTCCATACAGATGTACGTACAAGTATCGGGAGGTAATGTCGGAAGAGAACGCATCGGAGGTACAGAGGCAGATGATTGAATTGGAGGAGGTGTTCGAATGAACAACGCAGTGGCCAGGTCTTTGTTGCGAGATGTTGCTGAAGCGCCTTACTATAGTGCTCGCAACTCTCAACGTGCCTCGCTCCTCCGTGTGGCGGCAGAGTTGCTTGAGAACGGATTTGCCCTGCCGCCAGAGATCATTGAGCAGCTAATGATCCGAGGCATTTCAATCAAGAAGGAGGTTCCAGGATGTTGACATCTAGAAAACTAGCAGGAGCGATCGCCGGAATGCTGTCCATCGTCGGAGTGGTGATCGGATCCGCCGTCGTCGGTGCCGTGCCCCTAGAGGTACAGCTTACGTCCGTTGGGCTGTTGGCTGGCTTGGGCGGGTATCAAATTTCTAGACAAGCGAGGATTGATGAGTTAGCGGATGCAGCATGGCCTATTACTAACTATATGACGCGCGAGATGACTCCAGAAGAGGAGGAGGCTGAGATCTTTAATGGTTGATGGTCAGAAGCATGACGGGAAGAAGTTGAGGTATGACCTCATCCCCCCAGAGGCATTGGAGGAATTGGCCCGCGTCTACACAATTGGTGCCGCGAAGTACGGTGACAACAATTACCTAGGCGGGTTGAAATGGAGTCGCGTGATTGGCGCCATGATGCGGCATCTGGAGGCCTACCGTGCGGGTGAGGAAATTGATCAGGAAGATGGGCAGTTACATTTGGCATCGGTAATGTGGTGTGCTGCTACGCTGATCACATACGAGGCTAGAGGAATTCCAGAAGACGATCGCGTAACGATCGTGTCACGGGATGTACTGGCGGGCACGGCTTTTGAATAGGAGGAATCTGATGAATACGGGCTTTGTCTATATTGCTGGCCCCTACCGCGCAAAAGATGGGACGCATGACTGGAGTGCCTATACGGAAATTGATGGGCACATTGCGGATGCACGAGCAATGGCTGCTAGGCTTGCGTCTGATGGAGTGCCATTCTTTTGCCCACATCTGAACTCGGCACACTTCGAAGTGATTACGCCGGATGTTCCTCCAGGTTACTGGCTTGATCTTGACTTCCGCCTTCTGAAGCACGCGTCGGCGTTAATGCTGATCACTGATTGGAGAGAATCGTCCGGCGCCTGTGCCGAATTGAAGTTTGCCCAAGATCTGAAGATGCCCGTCTATACGGATAATATGTATGAGAACTTCTTGAAGGACTGGAGGGAAGGCCAATAATGCCCTACGTTAGCCAAGAGATTCGTCACGCGCTGGACAGTGGAGATGAGGAGCCTCGAACTGTAGGCGATCTGCACTACCTAATCGCTAGTCTCATCGATGCCTACTTAGGGGATCATGACCACTCGTACGAGACGTTCAACGGGGTCATTGGTGTCCTAGCCTGTGCCCAGCAGGAGGTCTATAGGCGTATAGTAGTACCTTATGAGCAGCATAAACTTCTTATAAATGGTGATGTATTCGGAGTTAACAGGGAGGACTAGATGAAACGACCAACCGAAGCAGCCCTACAGCAGTATCGGGAGATGATGTTAACGAATCCCGACACGTTCAAGCAAAAGCTGGAGTCAACCTATGAGGAGCTGAGGTCACGATCCGAAGCGATCTGGATCGAGCTCGACCTTACCAAAGATGACGAAACGATGACTCAGCAGGTCAGGGATGCTCAAATTGAGCGGATGGAACTGACGATCGCTCAGATCGCTCGTCGCATGGAGGCCATTAGAACATCTTTGGACGAAGAGAAGGATGCTACGAATAAGCTGTTTACGTTGAATCGCAAGCAGCGGAGGGCTATGGAGAAGGTTTCGAGGAAGGGACGGGGAAAGAAGATCGAGGAAGTTACGGCACCATTAGCAGAGGAGGAGGAAGAAGATGAAGAGATTCCTGACGAGTCTGACTGATTTCCAGATCATCATTACCTCAGACGTTGGGTGTGGTAGTTACCTTGAAGTCGCATTGGTTGTTTTTGGCATTGGCTTCAGCGCATACGTTTGCGATTATGGTAAGAGTATTGCTGTAATGGCAGGAGGTCGGTACTTTGGTCTCCGCTCGTGATCCTAATCGCATCTTTGGTGTGCTGTCAGAGTTGTTCCTAGTCTGGAAGGAATCTCCTGATCTTCGCTTGGGACAGCTTCTCTGCAATTTGGCAGGCAGTGATCTATTCTATCTGGAGGACGAGAACCTGATCGCACGAATGCGTGAAAGACGCTCGGCAGAATGGTATTGTGAGTGGGACGGGAGACGTGCCGAAGGAGCGACAGTCAGGCGGTGTGATGAGTGGCAACTACCCCAGAAGGATACGCAGGGCCTCGGCGCCTGCAACAAGGATGGCTGTGAGCCCCCCTACCCATCCGGCTTGCTTCAGGGTTGATCCCCGTCCGTGGTGGTTGGACTGGTGTGCGGAGACTGCATCTAGGATCGATGCAAGCAACCGTTTGTCTGCTGTATGCTCGTCACGATGCGCGTGCATCCATCTATCAATGCGAATGATTGCTTCTGTGGTAGTCTCGTTGTCCATCAGATCGTCTCAATCAATCGATCGACTCGCTTCCAAACTTGCACTGCCTCGAAGACAGCCAGCAGGCCAAGGAAGCAGGCAGGAATCAACTTCCAGTACCTTCGTTGTTCGATTGCCCACATTGACCATTCAGCCGAGGTAGCCAGAAAGACTCCACCTGCCAGGGCGGAGAAGAGTCCTCTAACGATCTGCTCGCGCATTTATCGACCTATGCCAATCTTTAGTCGTTGGGATGCAAGAGCAGCAGCCACAGCAGCCGGTGCGGTTACAATCGGAGACGGAGCCGGATAAAGCACACGCGTATGGTTGCCAACCGTGCTACCGACATTTGTTAGGGTCACGCCGCCCACCCTGTCGATAATCTCGCGGATGAGTGGGGCGTAGAAGACTAGGTTCTGCGGGTGCACCAGCAGCGGGGAGTAGCCCTCCGCAAGGATGGCAACTTCAGCATCCGTCAATGCGATATTCCAAATAGCAGCCTCGGCAATACGTCCACTCATTGGAGTAAAATTACCTGCCGAAATACGAATCGCGCCGATTGCCGTGGTATCCAATCCAGTCGGTGTTCGTGATGTGGCCTCCGTCCCCTTTGAACCACCATCGATAAAGGCTCTTCGGTCATCAGCGGCTGCAAAAACTCCACAGGCATGGTGCCAAGTATTCAACGAGTATCCACCTGTTGAATCTGCTTGGGAAGAAGTACCACCAGCGCGAGTAAGCGCCCTAATAGGGTCACCTACTTGACCCCCCATAGCGGAGAGGTGGAAATAGTTATCACCGCTTCCGATTTCCGTAAATTGTATCAGCCCTTGGTTGTCGTCTAGATCGCTATTGAACCAGCAGGCCAGCGTAATGGGCACACCAGACAGAATTGCCGAACCGATGGTGATGTAATGAGGGACGGCATCGTCAAAGAGCCTGGCCACAACTACGCCTCCCGAATTTCTACCCGTAGAAGCTCGGCGTCGTTGTCCAAGTCATCAGCGCCATTGTTAGCGTCGCGTATGACCTTTAGCCGAAAAGACTCGCCTGCTGCGACACTATCCATTTCCGCACCGTCATCGAATGTAATGTCGTCGTAGCTGACTTCGCCTGATGCACTAGGAGCTGTAACGGCGGCTGAAGCCTGAACAGCCGCAAAGCCATCAGAATCTAGGTCAAAGGCATCGTCCGCGTGGCGTTCAAACTGAGCGTTCCAGACTACTTCATTAGTTGTGACAGCTGTTGCCATCCAGACGAGCATCACAATTACGCCCCCTCCCGCATAGTGGCGAGGCATGATTCCACTGAACAGTGCTGACTCATCCGTGTCCTTGTCAAAGTCTAGGACAGGATGTGAGTTCCGAGTGTCGAGCGTTGCAAAGTTGGTCGTTGGCGGCTCGTTGTGGAGCGGCGTGAAGACAACTAGGGTATCACCACTAGCCATTAGTTATACCCATCCTCTCCAACCACACTTTTTGCAGCCTGCTCGCGCCAGCGCCTTGAGTTGCGGGTGTTTGACACGTGGCTCTAGCCAGTTCATTTCGCCATTGCACTGTGGCTCGGTACACGCCACTCCACTAGGGGTAGCGGGCTCTAGGACTGCGCGTTCCGCTTTGGTCTTCTTGGCTTGCTCCTTATGATAATCTCGTAGAGCCATAATTTCTCCTAATCATCGATCACCGTGAACGAGACGCTTCCGTGAACCCGAACGGCAGCACTAAGTTCGAGGTTAAGATTAGTAGCAGCACCACCAACGAACAGGGGCACTAGCCCGCCAGCACTGACACTAAAGCCTTCCCTCGCCTCCAAGGGAATCTGCCCAGTGAAGGCGGTTCCCGCTGCCCCGTCTTCAAACCGAGCATCGACTGTTCCATCTGAGACCAGAAAGACTGACCAAACCGCGATTCGCTTGCCCGCTGCTTGAGCGGCGATGATCTCATTATCGCCACTACCTGCATCGTTGATGTCAGCGAAACCAGGGTCGAAGTCGCCACGCACCCGTAAGTAACCGCTCCGGTCGAACAGCGCGTCTACACGATCATCATCTGCGACCTCTTCAGGTTGGGCCTCTGAGGTTTGAGCACGACCACCAATCTTAACAGGAGAGCCCGCATCAACAGCATCGTGATCGAGGCCTCCCTGAACCTCTAATCCATCCGAGTCAGTCGAGCTAACAGTAACATCATTATTCCCTGCCAAGTCTACAATAACCGTGGCGGATGACGCCGCAATGTCAATTTGTAGATGTCCGCTTCCATCGATCTGCAGGGGTACAGCATTTGTACCATCGTCGGCGCCTGCCAAGACTAGGGGAACACTGGTTGTAGCTAACCCACCAGGAGCGCCAACTGCGTCTCCTTCCACATGGGTCGCAATGGCGAGGAAGCCGACAGTATTCGAACCTGTGCCGGTAGTGCCGGTATCAACAGCGAACCATCCGGCTGCTGCGTTGCCGTTAGTCGTGCCGAAGTGCAGCTTCGCGCCTCCGGATTCTGTTGGTGCTGCTGGATACGCCATATTACTCCTTAGTTATCTTGGGTCTCAATCTTCTCTAAGACTGCATGAATTTCTTTGAGGCCCTGATGGATCGTTTCGAACCACTGTAGGATCAACTGCTGATACAGATAGGGCTGAACGGCCCACTGTGGAACGGTTGGCACAGAAACCTCCTGTGTTGCAGCCTTGCTCTTGGTGCGCTTAGCCATTCGATTCTTGCCTCCTTTTATTTGTGTACTCCCATACTCATGTTAGCATATCTGGGTGCCGAAGGCAAGGAACATTATTCGATCCAGTTTAGTGTGAGAACGGCGGCTGGAGCAGCTACGTTTGCTACATCGCAAATGATGCATTCCTCACCTGTAAGCCCCACGCCTACAAGTTGCATTCTACTTCCCGATATACGTGCAAATACTCGAATCTCTCCGGAGCCAGGAAAGACGGGCGGAGACATGTCCTCCATTTGAATATAGCCCTGAATGAGATCCAGATTATCTCCTGCTGGTAGGGCCAACACATTCTCAGCAGAGCGGTAAAGCTGAACATCCGTGCCGATCAGGAGACCTGCATTGGCGCCCGTTGTGGGAAGTTTGAGCTGTCCCGTTGTCTCGTTTAGCTCGAGTTTTGAGCTGCTACCCAGGAAGACACTTCCTCTGGTAGCGTGGGCTGTACTCTGGAGGGTAAGGTCTTCTCCTGAAGCTGTACCACCAATGAGAGTCTGACCACCTGAACGTCCTGCTAACAGGGCATAGACTGAATGATCATCATCACCCAATCCAGCGATGCTGCCGTGATCCAATGCCGCCTCCAGATTTGCAAAAGTGATCTTTCCAGAACCACTGTCGGTAACGTCCACCATTGCGAGGAAATCATCGGCAGCGATCGAGGTCTCAGTAGTCAACTCGTTGAGGTCAACCGTAAACGTCCGGTTGGCACTGATGTCGCCTCCGCCAGATAATCCTACCCCAGCGGTGAGAGTTACAGAGGTGTGATCGATGTGCTCGTTGCCAACAAAATCTGAGAACCCATCGTGAAAAGCTCCGCCAGCATAGGCAATTTCTCTGTCATTGTCTGCGTCATCAGTGAAGTACAACTCATTTGGTGTGGCCGTGTTGACCCATAGCTGTCCAGATCCCGCCACATTGCCATCTGCCTCAGCTTGCTCTTTGAGAAAGATGACTCCTCCGTTGTCGATGTTGCTCCCGTCCATGTTCAGGTCGCCGGTCATTGCGCGGGAACCAGCTACTAACAGATACTGAGTGTGGTCATCATCTGCAAGACCGGCAAGGTTTCCGTGATCAGTGACACCTAGAACGGAGAAGGGAGTATCGAAGGCACTAAGTATCTCCCCTGCTGTGCCCGCCGACTTCTGGAAAATGAAGCGTGCTGCCAAAATGGCATGTACCTGTAGGCGATTGGGCAGGGTATTGGGAGTAGCTTCCTCACCAGCTTTAGCGGCACTAGTATACTGGTTAGTCCCGTAGACCATGACTAGCTCGCCGTCTAGCTCGATGTACCACCAGAGGTTCGCCCACCTGTTGTTGTCCATGTCCTGTAGGGTGGAGTCGCCATCGTCGTACTGCTCATTAGGCCACGCCGCAACCCCTGTTGCCTTTCGGCCATCAGCCGAATAAGTGTCGAAGGTGTCCGCTGCACCCCCTGGATCGGTATCAATAGCACTGACGACAAAGGGGGTGAGCCCTCGCCAGAGTTGGCCCGCAGTCACGACTACGTTTCGCGTGCCGGTCTCAGAGAAAATCAAACCGCCAACTTCCTTGTCACGGGCAATGGGCATCGTCCCTCGCAGCCGTTGAATCATAAAGTCAGCATGGTCGCCAATCTCCCACGGAGTGTTCTGGACGTGCAACGTTCCAGACTCATTTACCACCGTACCTAACGGGAAGTCGGTGTTGAAGTTGAAGTTATTCGTCTCGCGAACGACAATGGCTGGGGGCGTCCCATCCTCAACTCCGATGTAGCGAATGCTATTGGCGGTGATGGCCAGTCCATTCGACGCTGCCCAGTCGCCAAAGCGAAGCTGCGCCGTTGGGCCGTCCGATGCACGAAACGCTCCTGTACCGGAGGTCACATTAATCGTCGCACTGCCCGCATCGGAGATGGTGCCGCCAGAGAACCATCCCGCTGAGTGGAAAAGAGTGTTCATATGCTGGAGGTGGGTGAAGGTGGGACTACCTATAAGGGGTAATTGCACATCATTCGCATCCAAATACGCGCTGTTGAGCAAGTCCAACTTGGTAGCGTTTAGACGGGCGTATTCGGTAGAGCCGATAACCCACGAGAAGTAATTGGATGACCGATTGTACTCGAAATAATCGTTGGCAGCGAAGGTGATTCGAGGGTTGGATGAGACGAGGGCCAACGCATAATTAGCATCGTTGACCTCAAAGGTTGTTCCGGAAACGATTTGTACGGAACCCTTTGTTGCATCTGATGTGGACTCCAGAGTTAGGTCGTCTCCTGATCCTGTGCCCCCGATAAGGGCCTGTCCACCCGAACGACCGGCTAGGAGGGCATAGATGGAGTGGTCATCGTCTGATAGTCCACTTAGTAGGCCGTGATCTCCACCTGTGCCCGCTGCTGCTGCACCGCCGACGTTGGTATCCCAATCCCGATAGCTATTCAGAATTAGCACATCATCTGAGGTATCTACCAGAATTGCTGTACCCGATCCAGGACCTCGTAGGGCGTTTCCGACAATGGCAACATTCTCCGTCACTCCACCTTGGTCGGTAATTTGAACCACAACTGCCCCACCAGTAGAACAATAGATGAAGTTGTCCGCAATGACTGCATCACGAACGTTATTGGAGCCTGAAGTGCCTAGGTTAATAAGGTCTGCGGCAGCAGTGAAGTCCTCAACCACGTTGTTGGCAAAGATGAATCGTCCGGTTGTATTGTCAAATGTTCGTTGCCACGCATATCCGGTGATCTTATGAAATACGGTATCCGTGATTAGAATATTTATGCCAATGTCTGGCGCAGTTGAGGTATTCCGATTTTGAATTGTGTCAATGGATGCAAACTCAGAGCCATGGATGATGGTATCGCCTAACGTAGCAGCATTCCCACGAGTTTTAATGAGATCATCAATCTTGGTGCGACCCTTGCAACGAATCAGCTTGAAATTGCGAACGGTGGCACTGCTTGCGTTCGTAAATACATCTAAGAGAATGCTCCAAGCAGACGCGCTACCGTCAAATTCAACGTCAATGAGTTCTAGGTTTGGAAGCCGATACCCGCCTCCACCTTCAAGCCACGCGCCGACATCTGTACTCGGACGGGTGAAACTCATGCCTTGGAAGCGGAGAAGAGAACCACTTCCAGCACTGCTGCCTGGGTTATGCGAGATAAGGGGATCGGTATCTAGACTAGTTCCAACTGTGAATACCGGACGGGGGCCTCCAGCAGACAACACAACAATTCGTTGATCTGTTCCCAGTGCACTTAGATCATGCGAGGCTTGGATCGTCTCAATATGCGTGGAGCAAATCCAAATGATCTGATTCTCGCCCGTTGCGATCGCTCTCTCAAGGGCGCCGCTTCCACCAAAGAGCGTGAGATCACTTCCGGTTCCATCAGATGCCACTACCATATCTACGTTGGCGAAGGTTCCGCCAATTACTGGGTGATCAACAAGATGTTCTGGCCACTTGTCGCCGTCCCAGTCGCCAGGCTCTCCTGGGGAAGATAGAAGGGGGGTAGATCCAGTGGGGTGCCCGTGGTAGTCCTTACCTCCTCCTCTGACCGCATCAAGAAGAGACATAGGCATAAAGGCGTGACCGTGATAGTCAACAGTTTCTTTGTCTTCAGCCATGCTAACCTCTGGGAATGGCAGGAATGCCGCGTTCGACGGACGACTCGATCGAAGAGCCTTCAACGATCTCGAAGTCTGCGTCCACGGCAGTAAATGTTGGCCTACGGGCTGTGGTATCCAGTGTCATTGTATAGCCAATCGTCCACTGGAATTCAGTGCCACCACCCGTGTCCTCTGGGATCTCTATGACGGCAGGCATTCGATTGCCCATTGCCTTCCGTGACCATCGTTCGGTGGGCGAATATCTCCAGTAGAAGAAGGAGTTGCTAACACCATCGAAATTCCGTCCGAAGACACGAATTTGCCTTAGCCTTGTAGTCCGTCCCTTGGAGGGAGTGATGAACGGCATTTCGGCCAGCCCTGCTGGACTAATGAATGGCCAGCCTTGAGCTAGTCCACCTTCGAAGAGGAAGACAGCTCGCCGTCCGATCGCCACGATCTTGTTGTCAGAGTTACCGTATGAGCCTCCAGGCTGTGCCGTGATGAGGAGGCTGATGTCATCCACATCTGTTTGCGCTGTCATAATTGCGCCCAGATCATGCCAGACTGAGCCACCATTCTGCATCTGGCCCCCAAGCAGGAGATGAGCGAAGCATCCTGCGCGATCCATACCGTCTTCGGGAAAGTTTGTCGTATCGATTGACGGACGCCAAGGAAGTAGGTGAACCTGAGCAATTTCGACGTTTGCGTCTAAGGCAGCGGAAACCAAGAACCTCATGTAGAAGCATGACTGCGTATCCGCACTGCCCCCAGAGGTGATATTGCTCATCGTATCCTCTGTCCACGTCAGGGCAGCAACGGGATCTTGGGTCATCATAATCATGTGCGTCTGGCCCAGCGTCGCAGCGGATACATCTGTAAAATCTCTGATTGTGACAGACACCCAGGCGGAACCATTCCAGACCTCAGCAGATAACGTAGCCGAGTTGCCATTGGGCGCAGTTACTACTAGAAGCACCCCCTGAAAAGGTCTCGGATGGCCAATGTAAAAGTAGTCTCCATTCGCTCCCGTGTCTTGTGAATCTAGTACTGCTACGGTAGCATACGATCCATCTCCCATGTTGGAGGTGTAATCGGTAAAGTTAGCTTCATTATCTGTAGTGCGGAAGAACCGTGTGCCCAGCACGTCTGCTCCGTTGTCATCTGCACCGCCACGATGAGTAATCTTTGAGTTGAAGTTGACTCCTCGCGTGCGAAGGGCGAAGGTAAGCGAGCCAGGGCCACCGTGGAAGGATCGTGCGGCAGTCGTGATGCCCATGATTCCATATGGAGTCGATGCCATTGCCGCAAAGGATTGCTGGGTCGTATCCAGATCAGGTAGGGCTTGAGCGTCCCACGGGCTGAAGTCTCGGATATTGAACCCATCAAACATGATCGCACCACCCCGTCCGGCTGCGATGATCAGCGTGTTGCCAATGGAAAACGCTACCCGTCCATTATCAGGATGAGGCATCATCTCCCATGCCATCATTCGATTCTCCCAAAGGTCTCGATTTCGGTTGTAAACGAAAATGCCTTCAGGCTTCATAACGATAGGAATACCACGAATACCATGTATGCTGTTGATCGGGGTCTGTGGCCAGCCAACCGTGGTTACAGATGACCAATTTGCTGCCACGAAGGGATCGGCACCTGGGAGAGTGAAGGCAACTCCTGACCACGTACCCCCTGATTGGGAAACCGAGCCGTACAGGAATCCGCTAATAGACGCAAGTTTGTCTCGTACGAGAGTTCCGGCGGCGGTTGTGACGGAGTTGGCAAGATTCATGCGTTGGATATTATTCGATGCCCCTTCCCCAACGTATAGGTAAGGTATGCCGGACCCATCATCATGTAGTGCTGCGCCGCTTGCATTTGCGGCTAGTGCGGGTGATCCAATGCGTACTTGAGCCCCATTCTTAATCTGAATGATCTCTCGTCCAGCTATGTAATAGATGCAAGGCGTGACCTGATCCGAATCAACCCATTCGGTTGCATAGGAAGGCGCACGATCTAACGTAGTGGGGGCGGCGATCCTCGTAATGAAGTCGCCAAAGCGCATCTCGGAGGGGACTGTGAGATCGAATCCGCGAAGGACACGGTTATACCGATGGGGTCGGCTTCCTAGCCTCCCGTCGCCAAACCCCAGATGTCCCGATTCGAATAGAGGTAACGCAAATACGTCGCCCATTAGAGCCTTAACTGGTGTATGTGAATTGTCCGCTCGCGTTCCTGCTGTGGCTTCGCTTCTGGGCCAAACTCACGCTCGTATCTTCGAAGGTATTCCTCAGCAATGGCCATGCTTCGCTGCCAGAATTCAGCCTCTTCTGGTTGCTTTTGTAAGTACTGTTCCGCAAGGAGCTTGACCGTACCTGCGGCAACGTAGTCCAGAGGACATTCAGTTATGGCAGCATCTCCGGTCGTGCGGTTAGCAACTGACAGATACGCCGTAGACAGCGCATCGTAGTAGATCCGCTCCTCAAAGAAGTAGGGCCAATGCACCATCGGATGATCGTGGTCAAACTCGGCTACGACGGCATTACGGACTTGTCGCATATCAACAGAAGCGACTTCAACCGTCCGCTCGACGCCAAGGTGAACTGAGCCACCGACCCTTGTGTGCGTTTCCAAGTAGTGGACTCCGCCTACATGCTTGCGGGAGACGATTCTTGCGGGTAACTGCAGTCTATAGTTACTATCCCAGTGGAAGTTAACCGGCCCCCACTCTATGGTTGCGTTGGACTCCTGCCCGATCAACCGAATGGTGATCTCTCCGCAGCCAGAAGGTACCTGCCCCGTCACCTCAAAGGCCGTCCAGCCTCTGAGAGTTGTTGTTAAGTCCGTGCCCGATAATTCGATGTTGGCCCCGTTGGTAATGTCACGCACCAAGATTTGCGCCGTCCCGACTCGGACACTCACGGGCACGAACAGGTAGAAATGCTCCGAAGGACGGACGTACATGGATGCGGACTCGATATATTCATTAGCAACAGTGTTGGTACCAAGGATCGCATTCCGCCAGTGTTCATATGGGAAGCTAAGCGTCTGGATCGCAATTGTAATATTCCCGCTAGACGCCTGCCAGTTGTCGGCTCCTACAGCATCTTCAAAGTCTGCATTGGGAACCCACGATAGAGGCTGGAATGCCCAGGTCGAACACAGCCGCGTGAGAGCCCCGTCACGGGCTCTATCTACGTCATCGGGGTCGATACCCTTCCGCCAGATTTCGTACGTGTCAGCGGACGCCACCGCACTGGAGAAGTCAGATGTGACATACAGTTGCCCATTGTCCATGTCCAAGTAATCGACCTTACGTTGTTCATCCTCTGGCGCACCGGAGCCACTGGTGATTCGAACGTAGCATCCGTCAAAGGCTGTAGCAGCCCATGCAGTACCCTGCAGTCGGAGGGTATCCGTAATGTAGGACGCAGCACCGCCTGTGGCCGCTCCGAGCAATCGAATGAGGCCCCATTTCTCCAACTCTTCTCGAATCTGTTGGCCATTCGCCATTTAGATTTTGATTACCTCTTCAATTGGAAGGTCTTCGATAGAAACCTGCGGGCCAACGGACTGGGAGCAGCGGAATTCTTCAACCTCATCTGGGCCAATGTGGATGAGGGAGGAGTCAGCGATCTTCAGCCAAGCAGCACAATACTGTGACAGATTATGATCCTCTCTGAGAAACGGAAGGGTATCCCAGACATGTTGGAACTGCTCCACACTCCACGGATAGGCTACGGGCGCCCAGTCAAGATTCTCCAGCACCAGTGTCTCCAGCAGGAATCCATAGTTGAACAGCGTGTCCACCCTTCGCTCATTCGGAGTACCCCCGCCGAAGGCCACCTTCTCGTTCGAGATCGACACTTCAAGTGTATTCCGCATGCAGACGATCGTGAAGTCAGGCCTCTTCCCGCCAGCCATTAGCCATAGAGCTAACCATCTACTCATTGTGGGATTCTTAACAACTTCCGGTAGTCCCTCGGAGACCTGTGCTACACTC